TCAAATCCACATTCAGTTGTTTGGAGTGATGTATCATCTGGTCATGATGCTGGAGAACATGATGGACTAAATATAATATCTGCACAATCTTCTGCTTTGACATCAGGATTAGCATCAACAGATGAATTTCTTATAAATGATGGTGGTACAGTTAAGAGAATGGATTATAGTGTAGTATTAACTGATATTCATAAGAATACTGATATAGCTGATCTTTTTGATACGACAATAGCTTCAATAGCAAATGATGAAATAATAACATATGATGGAGCCGCTTCTAAATGGAAAAATACAACACCTCCAACATTAATTGCATCATTATCAACACAAATTGATGCTAAAAATGGAACAGATTATTATTATGGTAGCACAACATATGGGTGGAGTCATGTGCCGTGGACAATAGGTACAGCTGGCGATCCAACTGGAAGTTTTGCATCTAATGGTATTGTATGTCCAATTGATTTTGAGAATGTAATCGTTAAAGGTGTTGTTAAAAGTGTAGGTAATGATAATAGACGGGCAAAATTTAAAATTATGCATTCTGCAAGACCAAATGGTGGAGCATTATCAGCATCATTTGCTAGTGATACTTCTGTATTATGTTCAACAGCAAATCTATATTATGATGTAGACATCGATACTGATGTTTCATTGGCGGCTGGTGATTTAATTTTTATTATGGTAAATGGATTTGATCATGCTAGTGGAACTGAGTCATTTGATATATCATTATCAATATATGGTAAAGGATATACATTTTAATGAATAATATTGAATTAATTGCATTTATTTACTTAAAAATAGTAAACTTTTAATATTTATATATATATTGAATTTTTTATATTTTTTGAGATTTGAACAACATGAATAAATTAGCAGAAACATTAATAACACAAATAATGGACAATCCACATGAATTGATATCTAATACTGATATTGAGAATTTTATTATGGATGAAACTGCTAATATTTGTGAAATTTTCCAATTGAAAGAATCAAATTTATCTACTGGAATTTCAACAGATGATGGTCCGAGTGTGTATTATCGAAATATGAATTCATATAAGAGTAGTTCAGCAAATGCGGCTGAGAAATTAGGAATGACAGTTCTTGATTATTTAGTAAAAGATGATAAAATGAATAAAACATTTAGAATATATCCAACAGGTCCAGTTGATTCTGTATCGTTTGCACCAGCTGGTGTAGGAACTGGACAAACACCAAATAACCAAACTGATTTAGTTGGTAAAGAGTTATGGGATGCATATATGAAACATATCAGAACAGTGAGTCAACAAGTTGGATATAAATTAATTGATTATCTTGGAAAAGATTCAAAAAATCATATTTTAAATATGGTATATAAAACGGAACGTGAACAAAAAGAATTAGAAAATTTGTGGAGCGATTTAAACGAAAATAAAATAAAGGGTCAATAAGTGGGAAAAAATATACAAAGAGTTAGAGATATGATCGATGGTAGTTATCATCGAAAAACTGTTGTAAGTGTGAATATGGGTGAACCTAGAAAGAAACGTGAAGTTGGTGAAAGATGGACAGATATACATGGAGTTGAATGGGAACAGAAAAAAGGATATTATTCAAAGATAACAAAATTAGAGCCTAAAGGAATTGCTGATTCTTGCACTGAATGTGGGCAATATATATTTAAAGGTATTGACAAAGCAACGTATAAGAGAATGCAACGATGTTATTATTGTCAAATAGATTTTGAAGCTCGATTAAAATCATTAGGAAAATGGGATGATTGGGTTATGGAGCAAGAGACTATACGATATGAAGCTATACAAGCTGATATTAAACAATATTACAAAGAAAACAATGAAACATCAAGATTGGCATTCGATGATAAACTTGCAAATGCCATAACAAATGTTGGTGGTTCAATGAAAGTACGAAAGGATTTAGGATGAATTTAAAGAGTAGAAAATTAATGGTAGCAATTGTGTGTTATTTAACAGCAACGATATTTGTTATTACAGGAAGTTCAACATTTATTGAATGGGCAGATTTCATTAAATGGGTAATTGGATTGTACTTTATTGGAAACGTTGGTGAACATTTCACGAATAAAATGAACAAGAATGATGAATAAATTATTTAGTGGAATAAAATCAATATTTACATTCATATTGGGACTATTAGCAGTAGTTGCAATTCCCGTTGTATTATTTAAAAATAAAAAACATGATAAGAAGCTCGATAAAGAAATAAAACGAGTAAAAGCTGATCGTCAAGCACTAAGAAACAAATCTGACAAAATAGATAAAGAAAATGCTACAATAAAAGATGATATAAAGAAAAGTGAATTAGAAGTAGACAGACTTAAAAATAAGAAAATAGAAACGAAAACAGCTAATGATGCATATAAATCAATCAAAAAACGAATTGGTACACTTATGTTATTGATAGTATTCATGATTTCATCATTAAATCCACAAGAAATATCAACACCAGAACTAGCACAAGATGATACATTATATACTTTTACGGCTGAAGAAGTGAAAAACATGGAGTCTGTTTTTATTAAGTGTGCAAATAAAGATAGTGTGATTAGTGAATTAGATTTACAAATAAAATTATATAAACGATATAGTGAAAATGATAGCATAAAATTTCAACTTAAAGAGTCAGAAATAAAAGTATTAGAAGAACATATGCAATTATATATAGATGAATTGGCGTGGCAAACTAGATGGTATAATCATAGATATCTATGGTTTGGATATGGTGTTGGTACTATTTATTTGGCAAGTATAATTGTAGATAATATAAAATAAACAAATGAATGAACTAAAGAAAATATTAACTGAAAATATAATAGCCAAATTACTTGGTAATTTTAAAATTGTCATGCAAGTTGATAAAACTGGACATGCAACAGATAGACAAACAAGACATTCAGATACAAATATTACTGATATTGATATTAGAGATACAGTGACATCAGCGATGAGGAAAATAGTACAAGCGTTAATATTCGATAAAATAGATATTGGTGATGCTGTACTAGTGACAAATAAATCAAATAATCTAAATGTGGTTGGTAAGTTAGAACGAAAAGGTGATATGCTTGATTTTATTGTTATTACGGTAATGATAAAACGAGGCTTTATGCCAAAAAAAGGAACATATCGATTAACGGTATAAACTGATAAAATGGCTAAACAAAATAATTATAAACATATCATAAAACGAGAATTCATAAAATGTGGGCAGGATTGTGATTATTTTTTAAATAAATATGCAATAATTCAACATCCATTGAAGGGTAAAATTAAATTTAGTTTATATGATTTTCAACGAACAACATTGACTGATTATATAGAGCATAGATATAATATTATTCTAAAATCACGACAATTGGGATTATCAACATTGACAGCTGGATATTCACTATGGTTAATGTTATTTCACTCAGATAAATTGATTATGTGTGTAGCTAAAGATAAAGATGCGGCTAAGAATCTGATAACAAAAGTTGAAGTGATGTATGATAATCTTCCATCTTGGTTGAAAGTGCCAACATCTGAATATAATAAATTATCAATGGGACTTACAAATGGATCATTGATTAAAGCAGTAGCGGCAACACCAGAAGCTGGTAGATCAGATGCATTATCATTATTAATTTTAGATGAATCAGCTTTTACTATGTATGCAGATTCAATATGGACTGCGGCTCATCAAACATTGGCAACTGGTGGTGATTGTATTTGCTTATCAACTCCAAACGGTGTAGGTAATTGGTTTCACAAAACATGGCAAAAAGCAAACAGTGGTGAGAGTCAATTCAACCCAATTAAACTTAAATGGACAGTACACCCAGATAGAGATCAAGCGTGGAGAGATCAACAAGATTTAGATTTAGGACCGAAAATGGCGGCACAAGAATGTGTGTGGGGTGAGAGTGTGGTTACGGTTAAAGATAATGATACTGGTGAAATAAAAACTATTTCGTTATATGATTTATATATGGAGTTAAATGGTGGATAACTTGAAATGTAAATTATGTGATTATACTGCAAAACAATTATTTCAACATTTGCGTGCTGTTCATAATATATCTACTCAAGAATATAGAGAACGATTTGGAAAAGATGAAGTGGTGCAACTTAATTTCAACCCATCTAGATCGACAGTTGATGTTGAACATGCCAACTACGTGCGAGGTGGCTATAAAAAACAAAAGACATTATTACAAAATGTTAAACAATTATATAGTAAAGATACAGTGCGAGATATATTAATTGAAAATGAATTATGGAAAAACTATGTAGGTAGAACAAAACAAAGAACATTATTCAAAGATGATATTGTATTATATAAATCAATATTTGAATATACTAATATATTAAATGATTATATCAATTGTGTAAAACTACCGCAGAGATTAGTATTTATTATAGATGGTAATTATGATATTAATTTTGCTAAATGTGAATGTGGTAATACATATACGTTTAATAAATATTGTAGATATTGTCCAGTTAATAAATCAAATCCAGCTAATAGAAAGCAATCAGCTGAAACAAAAAGAAAGCGTAGATTAAGTGCTATAAAATATATTTCAAAAATGAAAGGGCAATGTGCACCTAGGTATAATATAGATTCAATTCCAATAATTGAACAATATGGAAAAGATCATGGATATAATTTTAAACACGCAGAAAATGGAGGAGAATATTATATTAAAGATTTAGGATATTGGGTTGATGGATATGATGAGGTGAAGAATGTGGTGATTGAGATCGATGAACGTCATCACTTTCAATATGGTGGTGAATTAAAAGATAGAGATCAACAACGACAATCGGAAATTGAAAACAAACTCAATTGTGAGTTTATTAGGATTAAATATGAAAGTAAATAATAAATATAAAATATTAACACCAGATGGATTTGAACAATTCAGCGGCATCACTAAATTACAGAAAGAATCACATTTTGTTATATCATTATCAAATGATAAAATTATTAAGTGTTCATTAAATCATAGATTTATTAAAAATGGTGAGGCTATATATGCATATGAATTAGTGGTTGGTGATAACATTGATTCTGTTAATAATGCTGAGGTATTTGTGACTGATATTACGTTTAGTGATAGTTATATTGATTTATATGATATTAATGATGTTGGTGATAAAAGCATTTTTAATGTAGATGGTATTGTTAGCCATAATTGTGATACTGATTTTTTATCATCTGGTAATTCAGTAGTCGATTTGACAATTTTAGAACAATATAGAAAAGAAACGATAATCGATCCGATAGCAAAAGAATTTGTTGATAAAAACTTATGGATATGGAAATATAGTGAAGCTGGTAAGAATTATGTAGTAAGTGCTGATGTTGCTAGAGGTGATGGTGCTGATTATTCTACACTTCAAGTATTTGATGTAGATAACGTAGAACAGGTTGCTGAATATAAAGGACAATTAGATACTACAGTGTTTGGTAATTTTGCGATTGAGATAGCAACAAAATATAATGATGCATTATTAATTGTTGAAAATAATAATGTAGGTTGGGCTGTGATTCAAACAATTATCGATAGAGGATATAAGAATCTATTCTACCAAACAAAAGATTTAAAATATGTAGAATCTATAAACCGAAAAACAAACAATAAATACTACAAACTCGAAGATCAAAAAGTACCAGGATTTACTACATCAATGAAAACACGACCATTGATTGTAGCTAAAATGGAAGAATACACAAGAACAAAACAAGCAATATTAAGATCATCAAGATTGATAGATGAGTTAGAAGTATTCATATATCGAAATGGTAAACCAGAAGCGCAGACTGGATATAACGATGATCTAACAATGGCATACGCAATAAACTTATGGATCAGAGATACCGCACTAAGATTAAAGAAAAAAAATACTGAAGTTCAAGAATCAATGCTTAGTGCAATTGTTGATTTTAATGGTAATGATGTATCTACCGAAGAAGAACTTATGCAAAATAGAGAACAGTCTAAAGAATATCAAGATTATTTGAAAAGGATGTCCGTGACAACAGATAACTCATCAGATGACGAAGACTTTTCTTGGTTAATTAATTAATGAAATAATTAGAGGATAAAATGGCAGAAAAAAATAACATATTTAGTAGATTACGAAATTTATTTACAAATGATACAATTATCAGACGTAATAAGCGTGGAAAATTAATTGTAAAAGATATTGATTATTCACAACGAGCGTTGACTACCAATTTCATGGATAAATATAATCGAATTTATTCTAATTCACGAGTGTATGGTGGTAATAAACGTAATAAGATGGGTTCAGCATCTATTAGATCATCAATTAGACCGATGATTTATAGGGAATATGAATGTATATCAGGTGATACTATAATACCATTACCAGATGGTAAAAAGATGACTATGAAGGAATTGGCTGAAACATATCCAGACAAAAGTACTACATTTTATGTGTATTCGTATGATCATAAAACTGATACAATAAAGTTAGGAAAAGCACATTCAGTTAGAAAAACTAAAACTGAATTGACATATAAAGTGACATTCGATAATGGTGAATTTATATTAGCTACAGAAAATCATCCATTTTTGATGAGAGATGGTGAGTATAAACAAGTACATGAATTGACAGAAAATGATTCAGTAATGCCACTATATCAAAAAAGATTTTATGGTCATAAATCTTATAGATTTTTATATAATTTTTCAAAAGGATGGCAAGCTGAACATAAAATTGTAGCTGAACAATTTCACGGTGATGTGAATGAAGGTCACATTGTACATCACGTTGATTTTCAGAAGGAGAATAATTTACCAGATAATTTGAAAATAATGACGGAACATGACCATAAACATTATCATTGTGTATTAATAAATAAAAATATAAAATGGGCTCCAGAAAATAGAGATAAGCAAATAGCGGCGATTAAACTTGCTAAATCTAAACTACCAACATATTCTTGGGATGGTAAACGAAGTGGTGAAAATAATCCATTCTATGGAAAATCACATACTACAGAAAGTAAGTTGATGCGAAGTGAGAAGCACAAAGAGTGGCATAGATTGAATCCTGACGCTCAACAAGGTGTCAAAAACGCACGATATAGACATGATGTAACTATTGACTCAATATTAGAAAAAAGTTACGAATTGCTAAAGAATGATAATTTTAAAAAATATGAATTATTATCAGAATTGAATTGTGATAACGGTGTATTGTATGATCGATTAGAATCTATCGACATATCCAATTGGTATGAGTTTAGAAATTATATACAAGCAACATTAAATCATAAAATAGTATCAATCGAACCATATGAAGTTGAAGATGTATATGATATGACAGTAGATACGTATCATAATTTCGCAACAACAATGTGTTTTGTTCATAATTCTATGGACACTGATCCGATCATAGCATCAGCATTGGATGTTTATAGTGATGAGAGTACTGTTGGTGATGTGAATGGTGAAATGTTGACAATCAAAACTGATGATACAAAAATGAAAAAGATTCTTACTAATTTATTTTATGATAGATTAAATATCACTTTTAATCTATGGTCTTGGATTAGAAATTTAACAAAATATGGTGATTTCTTTTTGAGATTAAATATTGTTGATAAAAATGGAGTTGTTGGAGTTGAGCCAATGTCACCATATGAAATTGAACGAGTAGAAGATAGTGATCCTGAAAATCCAAATTTAGTTATTTTTACATACATGGATGATACGACAAGTGTATTAACTAAAAAGTCTGCTGAAGAACTACAAAATTATGAAGTAGCTCATTTTAGATTGATGTCAGATTCTAATTATTTACCATATGGAAAAAGCATGATTGAAGGTGGTAGAAAAATATGGAAACAATTGACATTGATGGAAGATGCTATGTTAATTCAACGAATAATGAGAGCACCAGAACGAAGAATATTTAAAGTGGATGTTGGTAATTTAGAACCAAATAAAATTGATGCATTCATGAAGAAATTTATTGCAAAGACAAAGAAAATTCCAGTAATTGATCAAGCTACTGGTGATTATAATTTAAAGTTTAATGTTGACTCTGTAATGGATGATTATTATCTACCAGTACGTGGTTCAGATAGTGGAACTGATGTTGATACATTAGCTGGATTATCAAATGATGGTGCGATTGATGATATTGAATATTTAAGAAATAAAATGATGGCATCATTAAAAATACCAAAAGCATTCTTAGGATATGAAGAATCATTATCATCAAAAAGCACATTAGCCGCTGAAGATGTTCGATTCAGTAGAACGATTGAAAGAATTCAAAAGATCGTAACAGCTGAATTGACAAAAGTTGCAATCATTCATCTATACACACAAGGATATGACGATGGTGATTTATTGAATTTTGAATTATTATTAACAAATCCATCAACAATCCATGAACAAGAAAAATTAGAAATATTGGAGAGAAAGTTGGACATTGCAACATCAGCTCTTGAAAGTAATTTATTATCTAAGGATTGGGTGTATGATAAGATATTTGGATTCAGTGATGATGAACGAACAAATTTAACTGATCAAATAATCGATGATTTGAAAGAGAAGTTTAGACAGGAACAAATTGAACAAGGTGGAAATGATCCTGCATATAGTGGTGAAAAAGTTGACACGAAAGAAGAAGAAGAGGAATGGGGTGGTAGTGAAAAAGGACCAGAATATGACAATACAGATACTGGGGAAGAACTTGGTAGCAATGACAATAAAAATGCTATGAAAAATAGCGATAAGTTTGGATCGAGAGAATTCAAAAAGGGTAGTCCACTAGGATTATCAGCTGGATATAAAAAATCAAGAAATAAATCATTATTATCTATGTTGGAGAAGGAATTCACTACAAAAGATAAAGATACGTCAATATTAAGTGAAGATGCACTATTGAACGAAAAAAATGAAAAAAATAAATAAAAACATGTATTATTTAATGAAGTATAATATATTTATTATATATAGATTGTTTTCTATATATAGGATTAAATACATATTGGGAGCTAAATAATGGCTAAAAACAGGTATCATAATAAAATAAAAAATGCTGGATTAATCTTTGAATGTTTGGTACGTCAAACAACATCTGCAATATTGAATGGAGATGACAAGAATAAAGCATTAAACATAATTCGCAAGGGATTTAATACCCATCGTGAGCTTGGTAAAGAATTTATGCTATATAATGCAATTTTAAATTCAAAAACCATGTCAGATAAACGAGCAAATTATTTTGTTACTGAAATATTGAAACGAAGATGCACATTAGATCAGCGTACATTGAAGCGAGAGAAGTATAATGTAATTCGAGAAATTAAAGATACTTTTGATTTGAGTAAAATCATGTCATCTAAAGTAAAGGATTATAAAGTATATGCATCAGTATATAAATTGTTTGAACATTATGATGCGTTGTCACCAGCTGAACAAACGGAATCATACTTCAATGTTATTGAATTTCTTACAACTGATAAATCAATAGATAATTCATCATTACAGTCATCTCTTAATGAGAAGTTTAATAATGATAAAGATTTGGCACATTTAACTAATAAACTTATATTAGATAAATTCAATAGTAAGTATGCTAATTTTTCAAAAAATCAAAAGAATCTATTAAAAGCATATATTAGTGGAGTCTCAAATGAAAATTCATTAAAAGAATATATCATTAAAATTCTACCATCATTAAAAAAGACGTTGAGATCACAATATAAATTAGTTGATAATAAGATTGTACGAATTAAATTAAATGAAGCAATTAAATCGATTAATAAATTTTGCTTATTAGATAAGAAACGAAAACACGTAAATGACAAAACTGTAATTCAGATAATGAGATATTATGAATTATCAGATGAATTGAAAAGGGTGGCAAAATAATATGACTGATGCACAAATACGAGAAATGATTAAAAATATATTATTGACTACTGAAGAAGAAGAGGAAGTTGAAGAAGCAAATACAACTGGTAGTGTAGGTGGTAGTTACAATACACCAAATGCATTTTCAAAAGATAAAAAAAGCAGTAGAGTAAAAAAGAATTTAAAAAAGATGTCTAAAAAAGGTGGTGCAATTGAAGGATACGACTTAGTTGAAAAACAATTACGTAAATTTATTAGAAACGAACTAAATAAAGACAACGGATAATTTTAGGAGAAAATAAAAATGGGATATAAAGTGGACCCAAATGACAGTAAAAAAATGATACCAGATGGTATGTCAACATGGGAAAGAGGGCAACCCGATTTCCAAGTGCTTTCTGGTAGTATAACATATACTAATACGTATAATGAAGTGCAAGCTGTAAATGGAAATGCTAGTGTGAAAATGATTACCGTATTAGGTGATGATTATGCAACAGATGGTAGTTTCACATCTGGTGATCCTATGACAATATTAGAAGGTGATATTGTAAAGGGTCAATTTACACGGATTTTAGTTAATTCTGGATATGTAATTGCAAAATTAAACAAATCGTAATTGGAGAATATAAAAATGAATGATAATAAAAATTTATTAGTAGATTGTATGCCATTTCATATAGATACACAACAAATTAATGAATCAATTGATAAACATGGTAAGTTAATTGTATCTGGAGTTTTACAACGAGCTGATTCATTGAATCAAAATAAACGTGTATATCCTAAAAAGATTTTAATGAGAGAAGTTGACAAATATATGAAAGTGAATATTGCAGAAAAGAGAGCACTAGGTGAATTGGATCATCCAGAATCAACGACTGTAAATCTATCAAATGTATCTCATAATGTAATGGAATTGAAATGGAAGGGCAATGACTTGGTTGGTAAGATTGAAATATTAAGCACACCAGCTGGAAACATTTTAAAAGAATTATTCAAATCAGGAATAAGACTTGGTATATCATCAAGAGGTCTTGGTAGTGTTGAAAAACTAGCTGAAGGTGATGAAGATGCTGTTGCAGTACAAGATGATTTTGAAATTCTATGTTGGGACTTTGTAAGTAATCCAAGCACACAAGGTGCGTTTATGAATCCACTACACGAAGGTACACGACATGATATTAAAAAGAACAAATATCATAAAGTTGAATCCGTATTAAATAACATAATGAGATGTGAATAAGGAAATAAATGTCAGTATATAAAAAATATGTTAAAGAAATTTATGATATGAAGGATGACGTTGTTAAAGAAAAACAATTAACAGTATCAAAAGATATATTAAAAGATCAGTTTTATTTAGATTTATTACCATTGGAGAAATTAGCGATGAGATCATATATCAATGAAAAAGTTAATTTATATGGTAATTGTATTGGATTTAATAGCTTAGATGCAATTATAACAGGTTTTGAAATACCAAATAAATACTTAATAGAATATAAAGGGTAAAAACAATGGGGAAAACAGAGATGAGTAGATCAGTAAGAACGTTTTTAATAGTGGGTGCTTTTGTCATTTCACTAGGTAGTATATTAAATAGTGGATACTCGGTTAAATACGGAGTGGATGAGAATCGAAAAGCAATAGGTGAATTAACCAAAGTAGTGGATGCTAATAAAGCTAATATTGATGAAATGGAAGATGAAATGGAAAATGTTAAGGATGCAATTGCGAAAGATATAAGCGTAATTAAAAGTGCTATAGTACAAATACAAACACACTTGGATATAAAAAATCCAATTAGATTTGACGATTAATATAAAGATATGCCAGCTAAATCAAAACAACAACAGAAATTCTTTGCAATTGTAAAAGATGTGCAGAGTGGAAAACGAAAAGCATCATCAGTAACTAAAGATGTTAAGGATGCCGCCAATGATACTAAAAAAGCAGATGTAGAAGATTTCGTAACAACTAAAACAAAGAGCCTACCGAAGAAAGTTAAGAAAGATGAAGAGTATATACGGAAATTTATACAAAGTGTCTTATTGAGTGAAGCTGGGCTCTCAGATGGTGATGTAATAGTACCTGGTGTTGGTAAATATTCATATAAATCATTAAAGCGAAATGTTGAAAATAAACTAACTGATATGCTCAAGAAAATAAAACAAGATGATTATAGTAGATTAAATAAAAGACAATTTGATCTATTATTCACATTATGGTCAGCATTAGCAAAATATGTAGAAGATCAAAAATAGAAATATGAAATTACGTGAATTTAAAAGTGATTTAAAGAAACAATGCATTGTGTTAATGGGACTACCAGCCGCTGGTAAATCAACTTTTATTGAAACTGATATAAAGAAATATTTCTCTGGATTTAGTGGTTATAAAACAGTAAATTCGGATGTTACTATTGGTAAATTTCAATATGAAGTTGCAACTAATCATTATAAATATTTATTAGGTACTAGTAGTGATCATGAAGTATTAGAATTCAGTAAAAACGCAAATTATACAACAAATCAAGGTAAAGAAGTTGACCATCCAATAACTGCTAAATGGTGGAATGATAATAAGGATAAAGGAATTAAATTTTTTTATAAAACATTTAAACCACCATATTATACTAATTATTTTGATATACGATCATTTGCTAAAGCTGAATCTGCTATTACATTTGATACTAAAATAAAGAAAGCTGGAAACTTTCTAATTGTTGATACTACAGCGGCACACCCAGGACCATTATTGAAAAAAATAAAACAGATTAAAGCAGATGGGTTTAATGTAACAGTGATATATTTAAGAATAAATCCAAAATATTCAATTGCACGAGATGTATATAGAGGAAAGAATCAAGGTAGAACTGTAGGTGCTGATGTTATACTTGGATATGTATTGAAGATGAAAAATGCGATATCATCATATGAGAGTGAAGGTAGTGCTAAAGATGGTGTTATTGATAGAATAATGATTTTTGATTGGTCTGGTAAAGCTGACCCAAGATATGGTAAATGGGTAAAAAAGAGTGATGTTAGATATTCATTGAAACGAGATACTAGGAAAGAAAATAAGAATATGGATGAATCAAAATTAAGAAAAATTATAAGAGAAGAAATTCAAAAATTAAATGAGATTGTACCATATTCAACACCAGAGGCACAGCGATTATCAGCAAATAGGGTGACTGAATTTGCAACAATGTTAAATAAAACTGAACTTAAAATAAAGAGACTAATGGCGAGTGATATTGTACAAGGAGCGTATGATTTTTTTGATGTTATTACGAGTTCATCTTCAGGTAAAGTAAAAGGTACTAGAGATGAGATGAAAATGATTCAAGATATTGCAAATTCAAAAGAAATTGAAACTATATCAAGAAAAAAACATGGTGGTAGAAAAGGAAATTTTGATCGAATAGGAGCACAAAAATCAAATGTTAAAGGTCAACGAGGGGGATCAATCAGATGAATAAAATAAGAATTAAAGAAGTTCATAAGTGGATGAAAACATTGGAAGAAAACAAATATAAAAAAATATATAATTCTGATGTAAGACGTGTGACGTGGTTCGTAAATAATAATATGTCAGAAGATTATGAATCAATGCCAAAATCAGTGAAACGAAAACGAACTGAATCAAAATATGGTAGAGAACGATATCTAGCCAAGAAGTTTCTGGAACACAAAACATCAGAAGAAAAATTAAGAAATACAATTAGAGAAGCAATTCGAAAATTGATCGGAGAAACAAAATGATTAAATTAAAGAAAATAATAAACGAATCCTTTTCACTGGATGACGATAAACCAAAAATTGATAAGAAAAAAGTCATGGAAAGTGTATCTATGTATTCTGAATTAGGTAAATCTATATATAGAGAACAGAGCATTATGGAAGTTGCATCTCAATTGGTAGAAGTTATGGATGGTGCAAAAGGTCATATATTGGCTGAAACTGATGCAGATTGGTTTGACAAAGTATCAATAAATCGAAATATGAAAACGATGGATAAACATGTTACAGAGTTTAAAAAGACTGCCAAAGATGCACATTCATTGCAAGAACGAATGGTTGATTTATATGAGAATATAGGATTCACTTTGGGAAAATATTATGATATCAAAGAATTAAAAAAAGATGATGAAGATGACGGCAAAATCAATGAGGATTATGCAGATGACTTCAAAGCATTAATGAAAAAGTATAATATCACATCACCAAATCAATTAAAAGGTGACAATAAAAAGAAATTCTTTGATGAAGCTGACGCAATCAAAGATGCTGGTGAAAACGAAACTGATTAACTGGAGATTAATAAGATGAAATTAACAGAAACAAAATTAAGAAAGATCATTAAAGAAGAAATAAAAAGTATTCTCATAGAAGGTAATAGACCATTACATCAAATTGCTCGTGAGATTTCACAAGATTGGAAAAAAGTAAATTATGCGGCAAAACCATATTTAGAAGCAATGTCTACATTGGATTCAATTAAGGATAACTATTACATGGATTCAGGATTATCGATTGTGGCATACTTTTTATCTAATGCATCAACTTGGCGTGGTGAAAAAGCGAAGATGATTAAAAAAGAACTTAAAGGTATGATGAAAGGATGATAAAGAAATAAAATGAAACTAACAGAATCAAAATTAAGAAAACTTATTCGAGAAGAGTTGTTAAAAGAAGTTGGCTATCCTCGTGCTAAAAAATATTCAGATGCTGATTTTTATGATCATAAATCTAAAAATCGATCAGATTCAGATATACAACTGAAATTTCCAGATGTATATAAATTTACTGTAAAAATGGCATCTGGTATTTTTGACTATGATATGCGATTTAAAGTATATTCAACTAAACCGTGGAAAAAGGGTGATGCTATAAAATTTCAAAAATTCCTTATTGGACCTAAGGGTGGACCTAAAGACGTAGGATTTAAAGAATTTACTAGTTCAGCGTTAAAGGGTAAAGATATTGAGGGTTGGAAAATGTATTTTATCACGTGGATCATTGATTATGAAGCTCGGGACCGCTTTAAACCTAAAGATCAACAATATGCTGGAAAGAATAAAGTTGGTAAATATAAAAGAAATAAAGGATACCTACATTAAATATATAAAGAATTGGAAATAAAAATATGAAATTAACAGAAACAAAACTAAGAAAACTTATTCGAGAATATCTTCATCAGTTGAATGAAACTGATTCAACTTTATCGTTTATAGGTAATATAGCAAAATCTAAATCATTGATGAACATGGGTGATGATTTAAAATCAAAATTTGGTAAAAATAATGTTGATTTTTCATTACGACCAGAGGCACATTATACTATAAAATATAAAGGTAAGAAGATTGTAATTATAAATAAAAAATATGCAGATGGGGCTGATTTAGTGGTTGGTCAGATCGCAGTGGGGTATATGTAAAATGAAACTAACAGAATCAAAATTAAGAAAACTCATTAAAGAAGAACTATTGAAAGAAGGTGGTGATATAGGCACTTTAGAAAATGCACGATATCATATAAATGAATTAATACGTGATACAATTTCAGCAGTAAATTCAGAGAATTTTTCAGGTGATGATGAAGGACATTCACAAGCAAAAGAAATTACGAAGGATTTGAAAATGCTTCGAAAAAAAGTAGATGGTATATTTAAGAAATATAATCAAAATGAAAAACTTTGGTTCAGGAGTGTGGAGACATAAAATTATGAAATTAGTAAAACTTATTCAAAATGAAGTATTAACTGAATCTAATACTACAGTAGATGCATCAATGATATCAAAAATTAAAAATTATACAAAACATAATAATCATACTAAAGCACGAGCTATAATTGCAAATGATATATTGAAAAATAAGAAATTATATAAATTTTATATTGCAATACATGATATTAATGAGTATTTTGGACATTCACCACCCGAACTATTAACGTTACGACGTAATGTTGATGATCTTCATTTAAAGGCTCAATTAAAACAAAAAATTGAAAATTGGAAAGAAGTGTGGGGAGCAATATAAAAATGAAACTTACAGAATCAAAATTAAGACAAATCATTAAAGAAGAGATTCAAAATTTAAATGAAAGTTGGACTGAAAAATCATTAAAGAAAAAAATGGACCTTGCAAATAAATATATCAAAAAATCACAAAAAGACAATATATCAGCAATTGAAACAGATAGTACTTGGGAAGAAGTATATGATTTTGAATTGATTACACTGAAAGGTAATTTTATATTTTTTAGCTATAAAGAACCATATAATAGTAAAAAACTCAAAAAGGAACGATTTAGTTGGAAACGAGAAGATATGACAGAAGATATTAAGTATATGTTCCAATGGGTAATTAAAACAATCAAAAAAGGTTATCGATCAGAAGGTCAAAAGATACAATTTTAAGACATAAACAAGAGGAATAATGAAAAAACATAAGAAAAGAAATCACAATCATAACAACAACAGACGAAAGAAACAAACTATGGAGTTCACTGGATTGTCTGTACATGTATACAATGGCAATATCAGTAGGGCATTGAGTGATTTTAAGCGAATGGTAAAAGAGAGTGGACTGATGATTGATATTAAGAAAAAATCATACTATAAAAAGAAATCTGAGAAACTTAGAGAATTACGAAATTACGGAAAACTAAAGGAAAAATATAGAGCAATCAAAGAAAAGAATGCTACTGATTATTAATTGGAGATATAGAAAATGAAATTAGTAGAATCGAAATTAAGAAAACTCATTCGAGAAGAAATTCAAAGACTGAATGAAAAAATTGAAGGTGGACAAAGTGCTGGGACATTGGAAATAGCTTCTACAAAACCTGATACTGCTCGTGCGTTTGCAAAGAAAAAGGGTTGGGATATTAGTGAAATTACCAACTTTGATAAGAATTTTAACTTTGCGGCAAAAAAAGCATCGTTGGGTAAAACAAAACGTAAAGATATGCCCGTTATTAATGATAATGATGTAAAAGAATTTCAACGTAAATTGGAAAAGGGATATATTGATGTTGTTAAACCATTTTCTAAAACTTTTAGTGGAAAGAACCCATTTCCAAGTGGATTAAAAGGTGGAGAGGCTCGTGATTTTTTAGAGCGTGGATTAAAAGATGGTGAAAAAAGTGATGATGTGATTAGTGTATCTATAAGACAGGTATCAGCAAAAAAATTAAAACCAATTCAAAAGCAAATATATTTTAGTAAAATAGTAGAACCAATGAAAAAATTTGGTGTTAAAGGATCAACAAAATTTTTAGTATCTCAGACATTTTTTATTGCAAGTGAGGATTTGTATATAATAGATGGACATCACAGATGGTTATCTGCTTTATTAATGAACCCTGATATGAAAGTGAATGTATTGACAATTGATTTACCGATAAGAAAATTATTACCATTATCAATTGCATATGGAGATTCAATTGGAAATTCCAGAAATGGTTAGGTGATAAAATTAAAGAATATATTATTAAATGAAGCATCAACAATAGCATGTGGTGAATGTGTATCTTATGCATTTAAAACTGCATATAAAAATCTTGGTAGTAAAAAGATCAAAATAGTATATGGTACAGTTCAAAATGAATGGATTAGTAAAGGTAAGCGATATAAACATGCATGGGTTGTTGATGGTAATATAGTAAAAGATTGGCAAATGATGGTATTGGGTATGACAAAATGGGCGAAAAAAGGAATGCCAATTAAAGAATTTAATAAATTTTGGAATCCAAAAGATATGAAAACATTTACACCAGATGAGGCTATGGAAAACTTCGCACGAACACAATCACAATTGGGTTGGGATTGGTAATTTAAAATGATAAAGATTGATGTGAAAATTGGTGACACAATTCTTATGGGAAAGTGGAAAAATAAAAAAGTAGTAATAAAAACTATATCAGAAGATGAGCATGGAATGCCAACGATAAATGGTAAAAAAATAGTGACGTTTCGCATACCAAAAACAGAAGAAGTTAAGGAAAATAAAAATATGAAATTAACAGAATCAAGATTAAGAAAATTAATTAAAGAAGAAATTCAAAAGTTGAATGATTCTTATAATGGTGATATATTTTCACACAATCCCGATACTGTTGAAGATGCTAAATCAGAATTGAGATTATTATTAAAAAAGAAAATGACAGTTGATGATGCAATGAATAAATTACCATTTTCTGATGATGGATTATGGGATGAACTTGATGATGTCAAGTATGGCTCTAATCCAAATGTTGATGTTAGATCAATAATAAAAAGAAGATTGGAAAAGTTAGGAATAAAATTATGAAATTAACAGAATCAAGATTAAGAAAAATTATTAAAGAAGAAATTCAAAAATTGAATTTAGTAGAAAAATTGGATATGTCGGGGATTTCATTAGATCCGACATTTTTATATAAATTGTTGAGTAGACTGCAACAAGATTGTGAATATTATTTAGGGTTTGGAGGTCGAAGTATCAGAAACCTTTGGGGTGGAAAAGACCATATAAAATATATGTATGCAATTCATGATAAATTGAAGAAAAAACCAGAGTGGTTGTCTCTTAATGATATTAAAAAATATGAAAAGGATATGAAACTGTAATTGGAGGTAATAATATGAAATTAACAGAATCAAGATTAAGAAAAATTATTAAAGAAGAAATTCAAAAGTTGAATGAAAAATATGATCTGGATTATAAACCACCAAAACCAAAAGCTGATATTCTCAAATCATTAAAGGTTAAGAATCCAGACACTGAAGTTTTTGATACCTTCATGGATGGTTGGAATAATAAGCGTCATGGGTATACAAATGTGGATAAAAATTGGGCATGGCAGTTAGGTTGGCATTACAAAGGATTACAACGTACGGAGCATAGAGGTAATAAATTTGATATAGCTCAATCACGAAAAAATGTCAATAGTATTAAATTGAAATTGAATAAAACTAGATAAGAGGTATATATATGAAATTAACAGAATCAAGATTAAGAAAACTTATCAAAGAAGAAATTCAAAAATTGAATGAAGAAGTGAAAATGTCAGATGTATTGATGAAAGTGAAATCTATTGTGGATAATCATCAAGCACAAAAGATAAATGGAGTATTAGTAGATGCTCAAACAGCTAACGGAATTATGTTGGTGTGGAATAAAGTCAAAGACCCAATGAAGGTAAAATTAAATAAATTAAAAATAAATCAACTTGCAAATTTATATTGGAGTATGGTAAAGAAATAAAATGGCAGGCGATTGTTATCAAGCTAACTGTAATCACATATTATATACTGATTCAAATAAGAAGTATTTATTATGTCATGGTGTTGCCATATTACAAACAGATGGAAAACCATTTGGTCATTGTTGGTTAGAGGTAGGCGATAAGGTTGAAGACTATAGTAATGGTAACGAATTTAGTATATCTAAAGATTTATATTATAGATTGGGTGGAATTCCAGTTAAAGGATACGCTAAAATTTATAAATATACAAAAGAAGAAGCACGAAAGAAAATAGTAGAAACTGGAGTTTGGGGACCTTGGGAATCGAAACCACCAAGATAAATAAATTATGAAAAATATATTCAATATAACAAAACAAAGTCAAATAGGTAAAAAACGTCAAAAAGTGAGTAAGTCAGATAAGGATAAATTATTTAGTTTGGATGAAAAAGCTAAACGTGATTATAAAGATGAATATAAGAAATTTCAATCATCTGATAAATCAAAGAAATATAGAGCTGAATTAAATAAATATAACAGAGATAAAGGCACGTATGGAAATGGTGACTGTAAAGATGCATCACATAAAAAAGGAAAAATAACAGGATTTGAAGCAGAGTCTAAAAATCGTGGTAGACGAGAAAAAAGTAGACTAAAAAAAGAGTCAAAAATGAATTTTATAGAATCAGAATTAAAAGAATTTGTTAAATATATGAATGGTTTTTATGGGCCAAAAGGAGTTTATCCAGATAAAAAGAAAAGAATTCTAAAAGTGAACGATATAAAAGCGGCGTATTCAGTATTATTAAAAAAGAAACCAAATTTTGAAATTGGATATGATTCAGTTGATAGAGAAATGTTAAGAGATATTTTAATTAGGATGGGAAAGCTTGACCCTGAGTATAATAAAGGTCGGTCAACCAAAGGTAGAAATGAATCAACAGTGAAAATTACAGAGTCAAAATTGAGAAAATTTATTAAAGAAGAAATTCAAAAATTGAACCAAACTGCTGACCCAAAAGCTGTACTACGAGATATAAGAGCCGTTACAAAGAAATTAGACGCATCGTGGAAAAGGAGAGGACCCCATCAACTTTTTGGACAAAAAGAAATTAGAGCATTAACATCTAGATATATTGATCCGTCTGATAATTCAAAAGGAATGAAGCAAATTCGAGCTATGATAAAGGACCTTGATCGTTGGGTATCGGAATATAAGTGGATGAACAGCTAAAAAGAACTTTAAAAAGATATTTCCTAAAAGTGAATTTCCAAATAACGTAACATAATAGTGGTTATTTAACAAAAATGAAAATAAAATGAATTATTTCATTCAAAAAAATTAAGTAGTATATATTTATTAATATACAATAAAATACACCGTTGTACCTTATACGGTGTCTAAAGACATAAAAACATACCATTACAATCCAACCGAATGATTGTACTTCCAAGATATATAAAGAATCAGGAGAACACGAATATGAGTGACATATTAAAGGAAGCAATCGCCGATGCAAAATCAATAAAAGCCGTTGCTTTAGAAAACGCAAAGATGCAATTACAAGAAGCATTTGAACCACACTTACGATCTATCTTATCAACTAAATTGAGAGAAGAAGATGACGATGAAGATTATGAAGATGAAATGGGTGATGAGGATGAAGATGAGGAATCATTCGACGAAGATGTTGACGAGGACGTTGATGAAGAAGTTGATGAAGAAGTTGACGAAGAAGTTGATGAAGAAGTTGATGAAGACATTGATGAAGACATCGATGAAGATGCTGATGAAGACATTAATGAAGAAGATGACGAAGAATATTCCGATGACGATGAATTAGATGCTGAAATCGATAATGTAAATGCAGACTTAGATGATGAAGAAGAAGTTGATGAGGACATTAATGAAGAAGAAGACGAAGATGAATATTCTGACGATGACGAAGATGAAGAAGAATATGATATTGACGAAAACTTATTCAAAGAAGAAGATGACGAAGATATGGATTATTCCGATGACGATGAAGAAGATGACGAAGAAGAACTTGAAGAGCTTAAAACTAAATACACTGAATTAGAATCTGAATTAGAAGAACATAAGGAAGCTGTTGTATTCTTAAAAGATAAATTGCATGAGATTAACATGTTGAATGCAAAACTTTTATATACTAACAAAGTATTTCAAATGTTTAATTTGGATAAAGATTCAAAAATGCAAGTTGTTGAAACGTTCGATAGAACAAATACAACTCGTGAGATTAAGTTAGCATATTCAGTATTGTTAGAATCGTATAAGAAAAATACATCTATCGATAGAAAGAAATCTTTGAAAGAACATGTACTTCCAGGTGGATCATCTAGAAAAACAAAATCTACAAAATCTAAAAAAAGTGAAGAAATAATTAACGAAACATCAGAGATAGCTAAAAGATTTAAAAAGCTAGCTGGTATTATTAGTTAAAAATATAACAAACGGAGAAAATTGTAATGAGACAACAATTAAATGAAGCTTTAAAAGGCTTAACAGAAACACGAAAAATGGTTGATGTTGCACGAGAATTGGTTGACAAATGGGATGGTTATGGACTATTAGAGGGTCTAAAATCTGATTATGACAAATCAAGCATGGCTGTATTACTTGAAAATCAAGCGAAACAGTTAGTACAAGAAGCAACTTCAACAGGAACATCGGCTAATTCAGAAGAATGGTCAGGTGTAGCATTACCATTGGTACGAAGAATCTTTAGTGACATTGCGGCACAGGATTTTGTATCAGTACAACCGATGAACTTACCATCTGGATTGGTATTCTACTTAGATTTCAAATATGGAAATACTGTAGGTAACATCACAGCAGATCAATCTTTTTATGGTAAAACTGGACCTAATACTCCATCAGGATCAAGTGCCCCTTACGGTGTAAATGGTTTATATGGTGTTGGTAGATATGGATACACTGTATCTCAATCATCACTTACAATAACAACATTAACAACTGCATCTGCGGCTGATGGTGTTGATGATTGGAATTATGATACTGAAGTATCTCAATCTAATGCGATTGCCGCTGGTGGAAACTGGTGGAAGGTTGCTATACCAAAATCATCATTTCCACGAGCTGATGAAAAAGCTATTAGAGCGTACAATGTACAAACAACTGGAAACATTAAAGGATCATTATCACAGTTCCATGCGATATCAGGAAACAACTTTGTATTCTTTGTATCTGGAGCATCTGGTGATGCAGTAACTGCTAGTTTAAGTATTGATTACTTGAAACAACCTACTGACATTACAAGAGGTGATTTTGAATCTACTGGTACAGCAAACAATCCTGAAACGGATATTGCAATTCCAGAGATCAATCTTGAGTTAAAATCTCAAACGATCATTGCTAAAACTAGAAAGTTGAAAGCTGTATGGACACCAGAAATTGCACAAGATTTAACAGCATATCACGCTGTTGATGCTGAAGCTGAATTAACTTCTATCTTGAGTGAATACATCTCAATGGAAATTGATTTGGAAATAATTGATATGTTATTGCTTGACGCTGTAACAGTTGATTATTGGTCAGCTAAAGTTGGTTACGATTGGGTATCTAGTTCAAGTACATTTGCTGGTGATTCAGTATCACAAGCGGCATATGCTTACACGAAAGCCGAATGGTATCAAACTCTTGGACAACGAATTCAAAGAGTGTCAAACAACATTCATAAATTAACATTACGTGGTGGTGCAAACTTCTTAGTATGTTCTCCAACTGTTGCAACAGTTATCGAATCTATTCCAGGATTCCATGCTGATACAGATGGTACAAAAGAACAATTCGCTATGGGTGTATCAGCAATTGGTGCATTGAAAAACAGATGGACTGTTTATAAGAATCCTTATATGACAGAGAATGCTATATTGGTTGGATTTAGAGGAAGTAATTTCTTTGAAACTGGAGCTGTATATGCACCATATGTGCCATTGTTAATGTCACCACTAGTTTATGATCCTAAGAACTTCACACCAAGAAAAGGTGTGATGACAAGATATGCTAAGAAAATGGTTCGACCAGAATTCTATGGTAAAATCTTCTGTCATGGACTAGAAACTGTATAATAATAACACTTATATAGTTGGTTAGTTAATCTGAAATAAACCAAAAAGGGAGCTATTAACGTAGTTCCCTTTTTTTATATGAAGAAAAACAAAAAAAAATGAAAAAAAGTGAAAAAAGTTGTTGTTTTAATGTTTTTATTCTATATTTATATATATATTGTATTTTCTATATAATTAACCAATCGGAGCATATTAAATGAAACTAAAAGATATTGTAATAGGAGAATTTCAAGAATTGGATGAAGCCATCTCAAAAGAGGAGTGGCAGGGTTATGTTGAATATGGTAAACAATTGAAGACTTATTTGTCTTCACATGATTTACGTGGATTGAAATTAAAAGTTAAGGTGATTAAATCAACAAGACCAAATCCGTGGATTGATGTTAGTTTAGTGAATTGGAAAGATGAAACGATACCAAATGAATTTAGAGTTAAAGTAGCAAAATCAATGTCAGCGTCAGGTGTTAGGGATTGGGATAATGTGCAATATGGTAATATAAGACCCAATTCAATATCATTACTGCATAGTCAATGGAAAAAATTATTACATATATAATTGGAGCATATTAAATGAAACTTACAGAATCGAAATTAAGACAGATTATTAAGGAAGAAATTCAGTTGTTGAAAGAGGCATTGACACCTAAAGATAAAAAAGTAATAGAAGCATTTTATTATAAAAAATCATTAAGTGGTAAATTATTAACAACGGATGGTAAATTATTAGAAAAGATGGGAATGGGTGGAATGGATATGGCACATTGGGAAGGACATGATATTGTAATAACAGCAAAATCTGATGTAGCTTCTACCGATTCAATATTACGATATATGAAGAAATTCATACCAAAGAATAATTTTTCAAGTAAAACACCAATATCAAATTATATTTAAGAATTAAATAAACAATGTCAGACACAAATACAAAATTCGCATATAGATATGCAGACCCAACAATAACAACATCAGCACAAGATGATACACCATTTTTAATATATAATACTGATCAAACATTCTTGTCAGAGAGTGTTGATGTGTGTAAATGGACTGCAAGACGATTAGGATTTCCAGTTATGGAAATTGAGATGCCAAGTTCATCAATTTACGCATGTTTTGAAGAAGCTATATCAGAATATTCACTACATATAAATAATTATAATATTAGAAATTGGATGTGGGACTCATATGGATCAGAAGATAGAATATCAGGATCATTAGGAACTGAAGTAAAAGAACCACATAATCCAAATATGGGTATGACAATAACATTATCAGAACAATATGGACAAGCGATTGGTATTGGTGGTAATATTGATATGAAACGTGGATATATAACATTGGTCAATGGTGAACAAGATTATAATTTGCAAACATTATGGGCAAATGTATCAGAGTCATCTGGTAGATTAATGATTCATAGAGTATTTAATGATGGTATGGCATCTATGACACGATATTATGATCCATATGGTGGTAACTATGATCAAAGACAGATGCTTGATATGTATGGATTTGGTGGATCATCACCAGCTGTTAGTTTTGTAATGAGACCTATATCATATGACATCATAAGAGCACAATCAATTGAAATAAATGATAAAGTAAGAAAATCAGCATATTCATTTGAAATCACAAACAACAATTTAAGAATATTTCCATTACCAACAACTGGTGATTCAGGAAGTAAAATATGGTTTGAATATTATCTAAAATCAGATATGCAAACTACAACATCATCAGCAACAACTGGTAAAACAAGTAATCCATCAAATGCACCATATAAGTTTATTACATATAATTCAATAAATGCATCAGGTAGACAATGGATTAGAAAATATACATTAGCATTATCAAAAGAATTATTGGGAATCATAAGAAGTAAATATTCAGCAATTCCAATCCCAGATCAAGAATTACAATTAGATGGTGAATCATTGAAAGCTGAGGGTAGAGAAGAGAAGTCAGATTTAGCAGAAGAACTAAAAGAATTTTTAGAATCAGTATCTTTGAATGAAAAAGCACGAAAAGAAGCTGAAGACGCAGAAGCACTACAACAGATCATGAATAAAATTCCACTTTTGATGTATGTAGACGGGTTCATACCATTTATATTTTTATATAATTTTCTTGATTGGGGTGCATTGTAATGATAGATAATAATAATATAGCAGAATTGCATAATTTGAAACTTGAAAGAATTCGAGTTTAGGAGAACAAAAAATGAAACTAACAGAATCAAAATTAAAAGAGATAATCAAAGAAGAACTTGAAAAGTTGAATGAGATAATTCCAAAATTACGATTGAAATCTGGAATGAAAGAATTGGGTGAAATTTATGGAAAATTAGAGGACATAGTACCACCAACTAATATATCAGATGGGGAGCGTAAAAAATTCAATACTGCAATAAAAAACGCACAAAAGTCTGTCAGTGAGGTATCACGTATAATTAGAGGTGTTAAATCGTATTAATATGCCAATTGAAAAACCATTTTTTACATCACCAAAAGAAATCTACATGTTTGATTCCATTAATGAGGAACTTATCGATGACATGGTGGGGCAATTTATTGATATTTATAAGATTCTTATTAATGATACAAATACAAATTTATATGGTGAATCACAAGTTAAATATTATAATAAAGCATTTAGAATAAATTGTCTTATTAAATACGAGGCACCAGAAGTAGATAGTACAGAAGTTGGATCAGATTTGAATACAAATATTGAAGCACTCTTTCACAGAGAAGCATTATCAAATGCCAACTTCATACCAGAAATTGGTGATATTATAGAATGGAATAATTTTTATTTTGAAATAGGATCAGTAACAGAACCACAATTGATTGCTGGTCATTATGACTATAAACATCAAATTAAAGTATTGGCACATCGAGTTAGAATAGCGTCATTACAAATTGAAGAAAGAACTGAATAAGAATATGAAACTTACAGAAACAAAATTAAGAGAGATAATTAAAGAAGAAATTCAAAAGTTAAATGAAGGTGGAGGACATCATTTTAAATATGGGAAAAAGTGGTATGTTGATAGTAGCTTTGTAAATTTTTGTCAACGTATTTTACCAAATTCAGAATTAAAACATATGGGATTTGGTGAATTTGAATTAGAAACTCCAAATGGCACGGTACAATTCGATAGGACTAATGGTAAAAAATTTACTGGTCAGGTTGGTAGATCACATGAAATGTATGATGATGTTAATGGTAAACTTGTTGCAAAGCTCATCAAAGGAATGGAACAGAAAAAGAAATCTGAATTGGTGACAGAAGGATTAGTAATAAAGAAAACCCGAATTACAAAATTGAATGACTTAATAATAACAGAACAAGAAGATAATAATAATGCGGTTAATGAAATATTATATGATGAAGTGACAGTTGCATTACGAGTGGCAAATGAGATGAAAACAAAACTTGAAAAATCCATCAAAGATTTAAGTGGAAATAAAGGTGGTAAAACGAAAGAAATGTTAAAATTCAATAAAAAATACTTACATGATATTGAAGTACAAATAAAACAGTTGGAAGCCGCTGATAAATTTAATTAAGAAATAAAATGGCTGTAAAAAATATAACACATAAAAAAACACATAACAAATCTAACATTAATAGAGCTGATCAAGTATCCACTAAGAATACAACTAAAGAAATACGTGGACAACAGAATGTAAATGTAAAAGGTGACTATGCAATAACATTACAAGATATTGATGAAACTATACTAGGACACATCAATGAAGTCATGGCTATACATGTACCTGAGGCGAACAAAACAGTACCAATACCGACGTTTTATAGTGATAGAGAGCGTTGGGTAGAGGCTAGACGTAATGGTGTTTTAAAAGACAAAAATGGTACAATACAACCACCATTTATTACATTTAAAAGAAACAGCATTGAGAAGAATGATCTATCACCATATGGATATGAACATGATATACATCGAAAATATGGAACAACTGTAGTGAGATCAACATCAAAAGCATTTGATAATAGATATACAAGATTCTCACAACTGTATGATGAAAAACCAGTTAAAAAGATGATAGTGACATCAGTTCCAGATTATGTTACAATACCATATGATTTTATGGTATGGACTGCATATATAGAACAGATGAATATCATACAAGAAGCATTCATTGAACAGAGCAATAAATATTGGGGTTATAACACTGCACATAAATTTTTAAGTGTAGTAGATAGTATATCTAATGATAACTCAATAAGTGCTGGAGAAGAACGATTAATAAAGTCAACATTTACAGTAACAGTAAATGCATATTTATTGCCTGAGTATATAAACTCAGATATAACAAAGAAAATTTCGCAAATAAAGTCAAATACAACAACACGAAAAGTTGTGTTTGGTAGTGAAACAGTAATATAAATAAAATAAAATAAGAGGTCAACATGCCAAAAAACGAAAAAATAGAAAACACAGAAGTTCAAGAAAACACAAATACAGTTAAAATGAACGAGGTGTACACAACAAAATTAACAGAATCACTTAATGCAATTCAAAACATAACACTTGCATTAGGTCAACTAGAAGTTCAAAAGTTAGATTTAGACGATAAAAAGAATAAATTAACAACAGAACTTATGTTAATAAGGGAAAATCAATCAGCCTTAACACAAGAGATTTTAAATAAATACGGTGAAGGTGAAATAAGATTAGAAACTCAAGAATTTATTAAAAAAACAAAATAAATTTATTGTTTAAATGAAGTAACACTATATTTATTAATATAATGAATTTTTATTCTTAACGGAGAACATAAAATGTCAACAGAAAAAGTATTATCACCAGGGGTATTTATTAATGAAATCGATAAATCGTACATCCCATCAGCTCCAATTGCTGTTGGTGCGGCTATTATAGGACCTACAGTAAAAGGACCAGCAATGGTTCCTATCAATGTAAGTTCATATGGCGAATTTGTTCAAATATTCGGTGATACATTCAAAAGTGGTAGTGGATATTACCAATTTTTAACATCACATACAGCAGAACATTATCTAAAACATAGTGGAAAATTAACGGTAATAAGAACATTGGCTGGTTCATATACAGGGGCAACAGCTAGAGTACCAATAAATGGAAGTACAGTGGGAGCCGCCTATCAAAACATAACTAGTGCATCATTTACATTGAATACCATATCAGATGGTGCTATTATGAATAGTAGCTCATCATTAAAAACTGACAATTTATTGGATTCTGGTTCTGCACATAATATTCAATGGGAAATATCTAACAGAAACAACAGTAAAGGTACATTCTCATTATTGATTAGAAAAGGTGATGATAGAAATAATAGAAAACAAATTTTAGAATCATGGAGTAATTTAACATTAGACCCAAATTCTAATAACTATATTTCTAAAATAATTGGTGATCAAGATGCTACAATTGGTGGTTCTGGAACTACTGATGTTTATTTAACATACACTGGATCATATGCAAATAGTTCTAAATATGTATGGGTATCAGGTGTTAAAACTACAATTGATTATTTAGATGAAAATGGTAATGTTAGACTAGCTTCATTATCAGCATCATTGCCAAATGTTGGTAGTGGTTCGTTTGCAGGTGGAACGAATGGATATTGTGGAACAACAGTTGCACCAGGTGGATTTACATTCACAGCATCATCTAATAATTTCTATGAAAATATTAATTCAACAAATACTCAAGGATTTGATATGGGTACAGGAGATAATGGTAAAACATCATACGAAGATGCTATATATATGTTAGCAAATTCAGATGAATATAATATTAATTTATTAATGATACCTGGACTTATTGATGGTGAAGCCAATCATAATGCAGTCGTTACAAAAGCGATTGAAATGGTAGAAGGTAGAGGTGATTGTTTCTTATTGGTTGATCCTGTTATTCATAATAGTTCAATTACAACTGTAACAACTGAAGCCGCTACTAGAAATAGTAGTTATACTGCTATGTATTGGCCTTGGCTTAAAATTGCTGATAATGCATTGGGAAAAAATGTCAATGTACCAGCATCAGTAGTTATTCCAGGAGTATTTGCATTCAATGATAAGATTGCTCATCCTTGGTTTGTACCAGGTGGACTGAATAGAGGTGGATTAGATGTAGTTGGTATTGAAAGAAAACTACGACAGTCAAATAGAGATGATTTATATGATGCTAATGTTAATCCTATTGCATCATTCCCAGGACAAGGGATTTCTGTTTGGGGTCAAAAAACATTACAGAAAAAAGCATCAGCTTTAGATAGAATCAATGTAAGACGATTATTGATATTTGTTAAGAAGTTTATTACAAATGTGAGTAGAACAATTGAGTTTGAACCAAATTCAATAGCTACACGAAATAGATTTTTAAATATTGTTAATCCATTCTTAGAGCAAATCAAAGCTAATGAAGGATTAAATGAGTTTAGAGTAATTATGGATGATACGAACAATCCACCAGAATTACAAGATAGAAACATATTATATGGTCAAGTGGTATTAAATCCAACACGATCAATTGAATTCATTTTGTTAGATTTCAGTGTTGAACCTACAGGGGCGAATTTTGATTCATAATGAATAATAACATGAAAATATATAATATAAACGGAGAAAAATAATGGCTGATATATTAAGTGCAAATGAGATGTTTTACACACCATTTGAACCAAAATTACAGAATAGATTTGTTTTACAAATTGATGGAATACCATCATATTTAGTTAAGGGTGTTGCAAGACCTTCATTTAATTTTGAAGAAGTTGTAATTAATCACATGAATATCAAACGATATGTTAAAGGTAAGATTGAATGGCAACCTATTTCAGTTACTTTATATGAAGCAATTGAACCATCAGCAGCCGCATCTGTTATGGATTGGATAAAATTACATCATGAATCATCAACTGGTAGAGATGGATACAGTGATTTCTACAAGAAAGATATTTCATTATTGTTGATTGGTCCTCCAGGAGATAAAGTTGAAGAGTGGACATTCAAAGGTGCATGGATTCAAGATTGTAATTTTGGTGATTTATCATTAGATTCAAGTGATCCAGTAGAAATTGAGATGTCGCTTCGGTACGATTATGCGAATTTAACGTATTGATTAGGAGTTGAACAATGAAATTAACAGAATCAAAACTAAGAGAAATCATCAAAGAAGAAATTCAAAAGTTGAATGAAGGTGGTGGTAAACAATCTATTGTAGAACTTGAAACAATGAAAGGTAGTATTACTAATCATATATTGAATATGCGTAAAAAAGAGGCAAGTCAACTACAAGGGGTGATTAAATATTCTTTAAAGGCAATGAAACAATCAGATATAGAAAAATGGGAAAAAGTGGAATATCAAGGGGTGATAAAAGATGCTGAGTTTAGATTGGCTTGGATTAACAAGGATATTAAACGATTATCGTAATCAAAAATTAAATTTCTAGGAGCAAACAATGAAAATTACAAAAACAAAACTAAGAAATATCATCAAAGAAGAATTATTGAATGAAGCTAAACAAACTGATGCAGGAAAATATTTAGCAGATAGAGACATGGAAGATACTGTTGAAGAGGCGGCTGATGAGTTATTTGAATTGATTAATTCAGAAGTACTTAAATCTATACAGAAGGTTGTTAATACTGCCACTAAAAAGATACATTCAAAACATAAAATAAATAGATATGACGCTGTGCAGGTAAATAAGGCTTTTATAAGAAAATTTCATGATAATAAAAAGATTACAGATAAAACTGGTACTGATGTTATAACGAAAATATTTGATTATATTTAATAGGAGTTGAACAATGAAACTTACAGAAACAAAACTAAGACAGATCATCAAAGAAGAATTATTGAATGAGGAATATTTCTATAATATTTCGTTTAATTGGAACAGTATTGTATCGGAATATATGAAATGGGAAAAGGCATCGTTTGATAATTATTCAGAAATGGAAAATGCAAAAAACACTGATGAAGGTTGGAATACAAAAGATGCAAAAGTTGAAATTCTAGAAGAACTATTATCTGAATTGCAGAAAAAATCAAAACGAAAAGATAAAATTAAAATAAGTTAAAATAAAGGGTCATAATATGGCAAGACAAACAAAGAAGAACAAAAAAGCATCAGCTGAAACTAAAGCAACTGATGCACCAAAAACGTTAAAAGATAATATCATTGATGCTAAGAAAAAAGCACATGAAGAATTAATATCTGATGATTCAAGATCAAAAAAAGATTTATCATTTGTTGATAACCCAAAAACGGATGTAGAGGAGGTAATAACACCAGAAGCACCAACACATAATTTCGATAATTTTAATATGCATAAATATGAATATACTCATAGCATAACAGGATATCTTAAAGATGTTGATGTTGGTGACGGTGATTTAATCGGTGCATTCATTAATGATGAAAATCGTGGTTTTGAGACATGGAAGTTATTCCCACCAACTGGTGATAAATTATTTATGATAACTGCATATTCACATGAATTGTGGTACATGAGAACATTCAAATTTAAATATTACAGTGCTAAAGAAAATAAAGTATATGATCTACGTACTGAAATATTATTAACCAAAGCTAATATGATAAAAGGTACACCAGAAGTTCCAGTGATATTTGAATTGGATTAGATTAGGTAAATGAGTTAGAACAATGAATTTAAATCAGCAACTTACACCAAATTTTAAATACTATGAAATGGTCCGAAGTGATACTGCTACCAGATTTGGTATCGATAATATACCAGTAGATGAATATATAGTTAACTTCACTACATTATGCAAATGTGTATTAGAGCGTATCAGATCAAATTACAAAAGACCGTGGAATAAACATTATATTAAAGTATTAAGTGGTTATCGGAACAATGCTCTTAATATTCGAGTAGGGAGCACGAATACGAAATCACAACACAAGTTTGGTGAGGCTGCTGATTTTAAAGTTAAAGGAATTGATGTAAATGATGTGTTCAAATGGACAATATTCAGTGACATTGATTTTGATCAAATAATATCAGAATTTGTATCAGAGGATGGTAGAGAAGGATGGATACACATATCTTATAAACGAAATGGTATTAATCGAAATAAAGTATCAATAGCCAAAAAGATATTGCCAATGGGTAGTAAGAAGTTAATAACAAAATATTATCACTTTAAGAGAAGTGACATTTTAAAGGGAAAGATAATACTGTAATGAATTACTATGTATATACATTAAAAGACCCAATAAAATATAAAGAATATGTTGATAGACGAAATGTAACTAGATTTAAAAAGAAAGTATGAATAATATGAAATTAACAGAATCAAAATTAAGAAAGATCATCAAAGAAGAAATTCAAAAATTGAATGAAGCTAATTCATTTATTAAACTGAATTTTAATTCACATAAAAAGCATAACCCTAGTGTTGATATACTTGAGGGTTATATAAACTCAGATGCAAAGATAACATATTATATTAATATAAAGGGTAAAGATATTGGCAATGAGGGTATGGAGTATTACACTGGACCAAATTATGTAAGTGGAGCATCAGGTAAAAGTTTTTCAAGGCATTTTACAGTAGATAAAATACCAAGCAAATATAAAAACATGTGGCTTGAATTGAAAAAAATATATGAAAAGAAATATAAATAATATTAGAGTTTTATGATTCTACAACAAAGAGTGGATGGATTCATATATCTTATAAACGAAATGGTATTAATCGAAATAAGGTGTCCGTAGCCAAAAAGATATTACCAATGGGTAGTAAGAAGTTAATAACAAAATATTATCATTTTAAAAGAGGTGATATTTTGAAAGGAAATGTAATAATATGAAACTTACAGAATCAAAATTAAGAGAAATCATCAAAGAAGAAATTCAGAAGTTGAATGAAGGTGCAACACAATTAGGTCAGTTTGTAAATGCTAATAGTGAAGCAAAAATAGAAAAATGGTTTAAGACTATGCAAAAAAAAGATGCTAAACAATATGGTAAAAATCCATATGGTGCTAATTGGACTAGTTTTGATGGAATAGAAATTGTATATGGTAAAACATTTTCAGATTCAAAACAAGACAGAAAAAAAGCATTCGATTATATAACGAATAATTCTGAAAAATATGGGCCTGCTTTGGCTGTACGTATAGTATCAAATGGTAAGCCGTTTGGATATGCTATTGGTGGTTGGGTAGCAGAGTAAAATATTATGAAACTCAAAACAATATTAGCAGAAAATGTTATCAATGAGACTCTTAATACTGATGGTGTTATAAAGAGAACATTAGTAAATCAAATATATAAACAAATTGGCCCAATAACTAAAGGCTTTTTTAGAGACAATGCATGGCAAGGAATTCATAAAGTATTTGATAAATTCTCAACATTAGGATTAGATTATAGTATAACAGATTCCTATTATGGTAATCATAAGCACGACAATACAATGCCAATGGAAAGAAAACGTTGGTTCTTTGAGATAGAGCTTACAAATAAACGAGGTAGACCTGATAAGATAAAAGGTGTAATGACAGCCGCTGGTGCAGGCACACTTGATGATCCATTAGATAAATATGATATAACAGTTGTTATGTCGTAAGGAGAAATTAGAATATGAAACTAACAGAATCAAAACTAAGAGAAATTATAAAAGAAGAAATTCAAAAGTTGAAAGAAAACTCAGCATATTTGCCATTAAAATCTAATCGTTATTTTTATAATAAACGAGATGATAAAACATTAAAAATAGTATCAGTTGATGGTGATGATATAGGTGTACAATATTATGATTATAAGACAAAAAAGCCAACTGGAAAACAAGTACATTATAATAAATCTGAAGTAGATTATTGGATTAAAAAAGGTGCATGGTCAGTATACAAACAGAAATTTTAATAGGGGGTATAGTATGAAATTAACAGAATCAAAATTAAGAAAAATCATCAAAGAAGAAATTCAGAAGTTGAATGAAGCTAATAAATTTAGTGTATATGTTCAGAAATATACATCATCTAACTATGATGAGTATGATCCTGATAGGGGTAAAACGTTTCCAAAACTTGATTACAAGGAGTTTGAAACTAAACCTGAAGCAAATAAATATAAACGTCAATTATTGAAAAAGTATAATATGAATAAACACTATAATAATGGAATTAATTTTAAAAAACAACTTGAATTATTCACTAATTATTAAAAAAAAAATAAATAAGAGGTCACAATGACAGAAAACACGTTTCCAACAGAATTCATAGAGTTACCAAGCCAAGGATTAGTATATCCAAAAAGTAGTCCATTAAGTACAGGTAAAATTGAATTAAAATTTCCAACAGCAAGAGAAGAAGATATATTATCAAGCAACAGTTTAATAAAAAATGGAACTGTTATTGAGAAATTTATGGATTCATTAATTGTTGATAAGAAAATAAAAGCTACTGAATTAATTGGTGGTGATTCTGATGTAGTATTAATATCAGCTAGAGTATTGGCATATGGTCCAAAATATGAGACAGAGATCAGTATTCCAGGTGAAGGTAAGATTAAACACGTATTCAATTTAACTGAATGTGAATTTAAACCACTACCAGATGATGTAAAATATAACAATAAAAATGAATTTAAATTTACATTACCACAATCAAAATCAGTTATCACATTCAAACTATTAACATACGGTGAAAGTGAATTAGTTGAAAAAAGAATAAAGACCATCACTAAGAAAACTGGAATGAGTGTATCACCTACAGTCACAACTAGATTAAAAGAGGCTATAATTGCAATAGATGGTAATGCTGATAGATCAACTGTATATTCAGCAATTGATAATATGTTAGCTATTGATTCATTAGAGTTAAGAAAAGAGATTCAAAGGGTTACACCAATATTAAATACAGAATATATTATAGAAGTTGGAGGTGAAGACGTTACGGTAACATTGCCAATAGCGTTGGACTTTTTTTGGCCCAACATCTAATCTGACAATAAATGCCCATAGTGAAATATTTGATCTAGTATACTATGGGCATTTTACACAGTCAGATGCATATAATATGCCAATCAACATAAGAAGGTTTTATTTAAATCGATTGATCACATCGAAAAAAACAGAACAAGAATCTATAGATAACTTGAATAAAAAACAGAAGTAACCTATATTTATTTATATACAAACAAATAAAGTTTATTCATAGGAGAATACGATTGTGAAGAAAAAGAAATCTATATTAAATCCAAAAAACATCATCTCTGAAGGCATTTTTGATATAATAAAATCATCTAAATTGGTTAAGATTATTAAAGCGGCAACAAAAGCTGGAGCAACTGATCATGTGAAAAGTATAAATACTTCAATAGAACGATTAGAAAAATCATTAAATGTTGGAAAGAAACCAGAAGATCAAATTAAGTTGCAAAAAGTTAAATTAATAGACTTTTTTAGAAAGTAAAATAATTTAGATGCCTACCTCAGCTGAAATACAAATACAAAACGAATTATTAAAAACTCATAAATCGTTATTGAGTGATATCAATGATCAATTATCTGAAAGTGATGAGGGATTTGCTGATCGTACCCGAGCTCAAAAGATTATGTTGAGTAACTATAGATCAATATTAAATTCTTCAAAAGATGACAATGCTACCAATAAATTAGGCAATAAACAGTTTGCTGAAAGATTGCGAGTCGTTGGGTTGATATTAGATGATAATAAATCTATAAAAGATTTAAATAAGGTAATAGCCACTAAAACAAAAGATATAAATAGATTAAAGAAAATAGGTCATGATTTTATAGCAGATGAAGTTCAAAATACAGTTGATTTATTATCTCAAGAACGAGATAGGCTGGAGAAGGGTGAAGCATTAAATGCTCTACAAAGTGAATTTGGTAGTTTAACTGGTGGTATAATGGGTAGTCTTGATCAAATCAAATCAAAAGGTGCATTGGCATTTGCTATAGGATCAGCATTCACAATATTGAAATTATTTTCAGATACATTGGATGATATTGGTGCTAAGTTCGGTACAATTGGTGTTACAGAGTTTAGTAGAGAATTGGGATTTGCAGGAGCTAAAGCTAATAAACTTGGATTTGGGCTATCTGATGCAATGGATAGTGCTGAAGTATTATCATCAGAATTTGGTATAGCATTTGATTCAGCGATTGGTATGACTCAAGAAGTAGCTAATATCTCAAGAATATTAGGAATGTCAGTATCAGAAGGTGCAAAATTGGTTGGTGTATTGACTACAACAATGGGATTGTCAATTGAGCAATCAACATCAATGGCACAACAAGTGGAGTTATTATCAAAACAACATAAAGTAGCACCAACAGCAGTAATGAAAGATATTGCAGAATCAGCTGAAACTATCGCTAAATTTACAAGTGCTGGTACAGATAATATTACAAAAGCGGCAATTCAAGCTAAAAAATTAGGAACTACTTTAGATGTGACTGCTCAAATTGCAGAAGGTTTATTAGATTTTGAGTCATCGATTCAGAGTGAGATTCAAGCATCATTATTAATTGGTAGAAGATTAAATTTTCAAAAGGCAAGAGAATTAGCATTAAATAATGACATTGCAGGAGCGATGGGTGAGGTAGTAAGTCAACTTGGTAGTGAAAGTGAATTTAATGCATTGAATGTAATTCAACGAAAAGCACTTGCAGAATCAATTGGTGTTGGAGTGGATGTATTGGCTAAGTTTGTTAGACATCAAAAGAAATCACTTACATTGACAGAATCACTTGCGAATAAAAAAGGATTCAGTGAAATAATGGGTGAAGATGCAATATCAAATTTAACAGAATTAATATTTCAGTTTAAAAGTTTAGGTGCAACATTGGTACAAACATTAGGACCTGCACTCAATATAATTGTTGGAGTTGTTGGTAGTCTCGTTAAATTAATTGATAAATTTATTGGATTGGCTCCACTTGCTATAACATTAACAGGGTTATGGGCAGTTAATACTGCAAGATTAGCAATTGCACAATTATTTGCAAAAGGGGCATTACTTGGTATTGCTGGAATAGCAGCCGCGGTAATTGGAACTAGTTTGGTGATAAAAGCTATGTCAAGTGTTCCCAAATTGGCTGATGGTGGTGTTGTAATGCCACGAGCTGGTGGAACTATTGTTAGAGTTGGTGAAGCAGGAAGTCCAGAAGCGATTGTACCATTGAATAAAGCAGGAATTGGTACAACAAGCTCAAATGATACACTTGCATTGAAACGTGATATTTCAGCGTATAAAATGGAATTAATAGGATTGCGATCAGACTTGAAGAAATACTTTGGTACTGGTGGAAGTGCAATTAATGGTATTGGTAAATCAGTCAGTAAAAATATTGAAAATATAGCAACCGTATAATGGAGAAATGAATTGGGTTTAGAAAGTTTAACAAGTGCATTTTCACGATTAAATACAGATGAACGACAAGCATTTGATTTAACAGAATTAAGTACAAATCTTGATTTAGATAGTACTGATGTCAGATTCAAAGCTGGTATTGGTTTTCCTGGTGCTAAAACAAAATTGGTAGTTTCAACAAAAGGGATAGATGCAAGTTTCTTCTATATAGATACACCAACGGGCAATATTAAAACTTATTCTAATATTATTGGTATAAGTGGTGCTGTGAATAACTTAGGACCAATATCAGATGTATTATCTAGTTTGGGTATAAATACACCAAATATACCATTTGGAGCATCAATTGATGTAACTAAAGAAGCCAAGAAAATTGATGAATTTGTTAAAGATAAGAAGAATTCAATCAAGGATTTCTTTGGTGTTCAAGCTACAGCAACTATGGATGCTAATGAATTACCAAATATAGATAAAGCCACACAAAGTGAAATACTAAATGAAGATGAATTTAAAAAGAATAAATCCATTGTAGAAAATAGTATATTAAATGATACGTACAAAAATCAAAAAGTAATTTCAGAAATTAAAGGGTTCCCACTATATTTTAAAGATTTACGAAATAATACATACATAATATTTAGAGGATATATTGAAGGATTGACTGATAATATTGCTCCAAGTTGGAATGCTGAAACATATCCAGGTAAAAGTTCACCAACATATATTTATGAAAATACAAGTAGAGATATTTCATTCACATTAAAATTAATGGCACATAGTCAAAAAGAATTATCATCTATATATAAAAAATTAAATAGGTTGGTATCATTGTGTTATCCAGAATATAAAATTGATGATGGGTTGAGTATGACAAAGAGTACACCACAAACTGAAATCATAAATACAGGAGATAGTGGATTTGATACATCAGAGATAGGCTTTGAAGCATCAGAAGATGTAACAGTAACTACTACAATATCTGATAAAATACGAATGAAGGCTCCTGTATTAAAACTTAGAATTGGTGACGTGTTTGGTACACCAGGGTCTGGATTGATTGGGCATTTAACAAATATAAATCCAACATTTCCAGATGAATCACCGTGGGAAATTGAGCTTGGCAAAAAAGTACCAAAGTTTATTGATGTTGCAATTACATATCAAGTAATGCATAGTGAAGTACCAGGAATTGAAGTATCAGAGAGTGGTGAAACAACACAAACAAATTTCTATGGATATGTAGGAGATAGTGATGCGTAGATATAAAGGTACAAAAAGATCAATTGATGATGCTACTGGTAAATTGAAATATGATACTACATTATATCAAACAATTCCAGATCGAGATGGTGATTTATTTATTATAACTCAAGATGGTGATAGATTAGATAATCTTGCATATAGATTTTATAAAGATTCTTCATTATGGTGGTATATAGCAAATGCTAATAATATACAAACTATGAATGTAGAGTCGGGTTTACAATTAAGAATACCAGTTTCATTATCCAATGCTAAAGGATTTTAAAAAATGATTGATATTAATAAACGTGTATTTGGAAATCAAATTCCAAATGAAGTTCGTGAAGTATTAGAAACTAGAAAACAGTTATCCAGAGGTAAAGGACCAAACGAAGAATTAGAAGTCTCAACAGATATGGTATTAAACTTTGATGGTGAAGCTGAATTATCATCACGTACACCATTTATTAGAATGTGGACTGCAATTGCGGCTACTCAAGGAAATAGTACTGGTGGTATTATATATGAAGTTGGAAATAATATATATAATAATTTAAGATTAGATGAACAATTTGGAAATATCACAGGAAATTCAACCAGATGGGGTGCTAATATGTCTGAAATATTACCAATGGAATTTGAATTAAATAAGAATGATTTTCTACGATATCCAGCCGCTATCAAAAGTTTAACATCAGAAACAAAAGGTACATTAGGAATAACTCGTGAAACTACAATTGAATTTGTTGTACATAATATTTATGATTATAATAATATATATAGTGTGTTCTTTACAAAACCAGGTGCTCAGATATTTGTTGATTATGGTTGGGATACTGCAAAATTGTACGATACGAAGGATATAGTATCAGGTGATAGTCTAGGTATATCTAAACTGATATACGGCGATAATGGGGCAATTTTGGGCTCCAGAGGCGACTTAAATGTAGTGTATGGTGTTGTTACAGATTTTACAGTTACACCAACTACTACTGATTCATTCGATATAAGTTTAACAATATTATCAAAAAATACAACAATATTAAATTCTAGCTTAGTTGATGGATATGATGATGCAAAACAAACATTGATTAAATTATTAGATATTAAAGTTATTGATTATGCGGCTCGATTTTTCATTGATCCAAATACAGGAGCACCTTATAGTTTTTTGATTGATGGGTGGATATATTTAGAAGATAAAGAAACATACATAAACAGAGCAAAAATGTTTGCATCATTAAAATTAAGTGGAGCTGAAGGAAATATAACTGAAAATGAATTATTATCTGGGGTGTATTGGCAAACAACAGATGATGGTGATCCAAATATTGATGGTGAGGATAGTGTATTTATATCATGGGGCTTATTTGAAGATTTAATATTGAATGCTGAATTTGGTGTTGGGACTGATATTAAAACTATATTGGAAGGTAAGAATTTTGAAGGTAGATTTGACTCATCACAATCATTAATTCGATATAATAGACGATTGGTAGATAAGCAAAATTATAATGAAAATAAAGAATTGTCTGCATTTTTATATCCACCTAAACATTTAGTCGTTGGTGATGATGCAAAAACATTCAATACGATTACAAATAAATCAGTTGAATATAAATATGATACTGCATCATTTATACCAATGAGAGAATTATTTGTTAAGGTATCAGTGATTAAACATGCGATTAGTACTCAAGATACATTACGTAAAGCACTTGCTGAAATATTTAGAATGATAAATTTGGCATCAAATGATGTGTTTTCTTTGAAATTGATGTCTGGTGATTTATCTGATTCTGTATTATCAGTTATTGATCAAAATTCAATGTTTACTAAAGCTGAGGAATCTGATAATTTTAATGATATGTTTGTGTTTGAATTAAATTCACCAAATTCATTGGTTAAAGATTATTCATTTTCATATTCATTAGGTGGTGGTGATTTGCAGAGTATGTACGCAATACAGGGTGCTAGTGCCAATAATACATTCTTCCCAACAAATAATATGATCGATAAGTTTTTAACAATGAAGGGTGCTTTATATCAACCAGATGAGGGTATTCAATTATATAATGTACCAACAACTGATACAATACTTACACATAAAACTGATAGAATATTGGTTAATATGGACATGCAACATGAATATATCAATAGACGAGCATATGACGATGTTAATTTTATAAAAGAAATTGGTAATCTTGGTGAATTAACAGCTGATGAGCTTGGATTAATAATACCAGAAAAAGATAAAACACCTATACAAAATGAATCAATTTCAGCTGAAGATAAAGAAGATATAATAAAAGATGAACGTGAATTATATGCAAAAAATGACATGATAATCAATGAAAATTTATTATTACCTACCACAATAGATTCATATTTTGAAGATAAAATAAATGAAAATTTTATATTGAATGATAAATCAACATACGTTGGTATTGAATTTTCTATGGATATATATGGAATATCATCATTATCATATGGTGATGTGTTTAGAATTGATCATTTACCAGAGCGATATAGTGACATGGTTTATTTTCAAATAACAGGTATATCAGATGATGTATCGACATCAGGTTGGACTACTAAATTAACTACAATAATGCGTTTACGTAGTAATATTAAAAAAAATAATAAAAAACTTATGGTTTTCACGGATATCACCTATATTTATATAAGTAAAGTAGTTTTAAGCAACATTATAAAGGGTAATTCAGTTAACAATAAATTTATATATAAATTAGTACCAATTCCATCATATTTTAAAAATATAAAATATGCATTCACATTTGAATCAGCTGAAGATGGTACGTTTGAAAATAATACTGGTAGAGATAAGGATGGCAAAGGTAACGATTTTTTAATACCATTAACTGATAACATTATAAATGCTGGTGTTGTTAATACATTTTCACAAATTAATACTGACACAATTGAAGACTCTGAAGTCTCATATGGAGTTGTAGGTGCTGATGCTGAGGTTATAACGACAACCTATCTTACAGTAAAAAATACTAATTTGAAAAAAAGTGATAAATGTTTATTGCTTGTTGGTGATAACAATATAAGCATTTGTCACAAGTTACAACCAACTGATAATATGAAACAACTACAAACAGGATTCTCAAAAGCATTCTTAGCAACAGTATAGGATATATATGTATATAGTTTTACCAATATTTTCAGACGTAAAAGAACATTATATGGATAATAGATTATCTTTATTATATGTTGAAGATTATGATACTGGACAATCTGATATATATTCCATCAATAATTGTGATAAATATGATACATTAGATTTTGAATTCTTGAACACTGCTGATATTATAACATTCAATAAAAAGGAATTATATAATATTATTGATATAGACAGAGATAATGTATATGATATCAATTTGTTAAATTATTTCATTGAGAATAAAAAGATGAATTTTAGTAGTGATGCAGATACAAGTTTAAATTGGTATAAGTTAAAATATAGGCATCTTAAAAATGTAAATGATATAATACCATCAGTGAAACATAAGCAATATTTACGAGGATTGTCTACAGAGCTTAAACGAGTGTGGAATGCTAAGGATACAATACAATTTGATAGTTATGCAGATTATAATAATAAAGTACTATCAGCATTCAATTCATTAGATAGAATTAAATTATCATTATCGACACGACAGAGTTTAAATTCATTAATAGATAAAAATCATATATATCAGAACTTTAATATATATACCAAAACAGGTAGAACGAGTAACACATTCAATTCTGTTAATTTTCTTGCTATGACAAAAGAAATGCAAAAATGCTTTGTTGCTTCAAATGATGTATTTCTATCATATGATTATGATGCATATCATGTAAGATTAATTGCCAATTTAATAAATTATAACTTCAACAATGTTGAGTCTGTTCATTCATTATTTGCTGATAATTATGGATGTTCATATGATGAAGGTAAGTCACGAACATTTAGAATTATGTATGGTGGAATAACAGATGAAGATTTGAAGATTGAATTCTTTTTTAGAGTGAATGAATATGTCAATGAATTATGGAATAAGTATATAACAGATAGATATATAGAGACTCCAATATATAGAAGAAGAATGTATAAGAGAAATTTAACAATCAATAACAAATATAAACTATTAAGTTATTTGGTACAAGCATATGAAACTGAACTTAATGCAAACATTATAACCAAATTACAAGAATATTTGAAAGACAAAGAGAGTAAATTGATACTGTATAATTATGACAGTTTCACATTTGATATTTCATATAAAGATGGTATAAATGTGATACCAGATACTAAGAATATAATAGAGAATAATATATTTAAAGCAAAGGTATATTACGGCAAATCTTTAGATAATTTAACAAACGTTACGGAGAAAGTAAATGAGAGATATAAATAAAAGTACATTCATAGATGATGTATTACTAGAATTATCAATGAGAGTTGATAATGGAATGCCAGATTTAAATGATAAAGCACATCTCAAGGTATTACGAGAGATATTAATTGAATGGAACGTTGATGAGACATTCATACGACAATATATTAAAAATATAAAAGATGGTCCAGTTGAAACGATATATGAAGTTGATCTAACTGGGGATGTTGCTAAGGATTTACAAAAGCAACAAAAAATTGATGATAAAAAAGAAAAGAAAGAGGATGATGAAGATGAAAAGAAAGACGATGAAAGAGATGAGAAATTAAATGATAAAGACTGATAATAACAACACAACTACAGCGTATGTGAAAACGCAACTATTGTGTACATTTACAGATAGGATAAGTTTACTACGAGTTGTAGATAAAATACAAGACATATATAAAATACCAACTGGTAAAATATATATACTACAGAACACTGATAATATTCAAGAGTTCATATGTACATATAATATTGAGATAGCTGAGAGTATGGATTTTTCACAAATACCGAATACAATAACAGTGCATAGAAAAAAACATACCAGAACTATATATACAATTAATAGTCTGAATGAACTTATTAAAAACTTCAATAATGGTGTGCTTGATACGTCATTTGAAGTGCCGTGGGAAAACTTTCAAGATATGGTCATTGTGAGCAATAATAATGAACTTCAAAAAATAAACACGAAACTGTATAAAGTAGTCAATGTAATCGATTAATTAAATAAGAGGGATATATGAATAAAAAAGAGATTTATTTCTTTTTTTCTATAGGATGTGCATATTGCAAAAAAGCAGAACCACATATTGAAAAATTGAATAAAGAAGGTTACAACGTTACAAAATTAGACGTTGCAGATATAAAAAATAAAAAAGCATTTGCTGAAATAAAAAAAGAACTTGATATTAAATGTGGAACACCACTATTTGTTGATGTAGAATCTGATAGATTTCTATGTGGATATAGAGACTTCGATACATTACATAGTTGGTTAGAAGGTGCTGATGTACCATCACATATAGGTCCAATTACAAAACCACCAATATTACCACTAATGGATGCAAAATCAACTGAAGTTGATAAGTTCAAGAAAGAATATAAAAAATGGGTATCAGATAATTCACATATGGAGAATATGCGAAATGTTGATGATATGTTGAAAAACAGACCTAAGACTAAACCACCAGTACCACCTAAAAATATAACAGATGTCACATTGAAAGCATTTAAGAAAGAGTATACTACATGGCAATCTGAAAATACACATTTGAAGAATTTAATAGATGTTGATAAAGTCATACAGATGTTAAAACAAAGAGCGAATGTTACCAATACAGCATCTACAGGTGTTACCATACCACATGTTAAAACTATAAATACATCATTTTATTATATGGTTGAAAATGGTAAAAATGTTAAAGTATATGCAGATAGTGAATATATAAAAAAACTACAACAAACTCATTATATGAGAGATACTACAGGTAAATTAACAAAAGTTGTAATTTAAATGAAGAAGTTTGATATAACACCCGTAGATGAGGGTGAATTAACTGAATCTGAATTGGTAGAGGTTTCAAACATTGAAAGTGTAGTAGATGAAGAGAATGTCAAGAAGTTCCCGTCACGGTTCAATATGGCACGATCATTTGCTATTCAGAGTTGGAAAGAGATAAAGTCACGAGTTAAATTAAAAAATGCACCACAATCAATTGATGAGTCCAATCGAAGATGGGAGATATGTAAAACATGTCCATTTTTAGTATTTGATGAAACCAATCCCGATACTGGAAAGAAAGATGGTAGATGTATTCATTGTGGATGTTTCATGGCAATCAAAGTGCATTACATCACAGCTGAATGTCCAGAAGAAAAGTGGGATGAAAAAGAAAATGAAAATAAATGAAGAAAAGTTGTTGACTTGCGACTTTTACCCTATATTTATATATACACTACGAATTAAGTGTAGTGTCAATAAACAATAAATAATAAAATAAAAAATAATAACAATAGGAGTTATGATTATGGATGTAAATGCCGCAATTAAAAAGTTACAAAAATTACAAAACGTTACGAGCACAGCAAAGAACATTTGGAAACCTACTGGAAAATCAACTGTTAGAATAGTACCTTATAAATTCAATAAGGATAACCCATTTCTTGAATTATATTTTCATTATAATTTAGGTGATAACAAAACACATCTTTCACCAGTATCGTATGGTAGACCTGATCCGATTCAAGAGTATGCTGATAAACTAAAAGCTACTGGAGAAAAGCAAGATTTTGTTGAGGGAAGAAAGCTTGAACCTAAAATGAGAACATTTTTACCAATCGTCGAAAGAGGAAAAGAAGATGAAGGTGTCAAATTTTGGGGATTTGGTAAAACAGTATATACAGAATTGTTAGGTACTATTGCTGATCCTGAATATGGTGATATTACACGAATTGAAGAAGGTCGTGATATTAACATTGAAAAGCAAACACCACAACAAGCAAACAATCAATATGGGAAAGTACTAATTAGAGTTAGTCCTAGAGTGTCACCATTACATGAGGATGCAACGGTAACTAAATCATTATTAGAAGATCAGCTTGATATTAATGATGTGTATGAGGAACCTTCATATGATGAGTTAGATAGATTATTTAAGAATCTAATATCTCCAGAAGATGATGATTCTAATGGATCAAATGGTGAGAGTACGGAATCACATGCAGAACCTGCTGGTGATGTTGAAACTACACAACCTGCACAAGCAACAACCGATCCAACAGAAGTTGGTGATGCGTTTGAACAAGCGTTCGGATCAAAATAAGGTTCACACTATAACCTCGTAGTTATGTAAACGAATATGCCCCCTTTGGGGGCATATTTTACAACAATTTATAAATATATAATCAGGAGCTGTATATGTCAAAAACTAATACGGACACATTGGCTGGAGTCTTAGCCAATGATTTAAACAAACAATTTAAAGATAACGACAAAGTGGCGTTCTTTTTAGATGACGCAAAAGGATCACCTACTGATGTAGTTGATTTCGTTTCAACAGGATCATCAATTTTAGATTTAATAATTTCAAATAGAAAAAATGGTGGATTACCATACGGTAAAATAGTAGAGTTTCAAGGGTTAGAAGCATCAGGAAAATCATTAATATGTTCACATGTAATTGCTGAAGTACAGAAGCAGGATGGAATTGGTATATACATAGATACTGAATCTGCGGCATCTCAAGAGTTTTTAACTGCTATTGGAGTGGATAACAGTCAAATGTTATATTTGAGTTTTGATACGGTTGAAGATATTTTCAGTTCAATTGAAGCATTAGTAACAAGAATAAGATCATCAGATCGAGACAGAAAAGTTGTGATAGTGGTTGATTCTATATCAGCCGCATCAAGTAAAGTTGAAATGGAAGCTGATTTTGATCAAGCTGGTTGGGCAACTGCAAAAGCTATTATTATTTCAAAAGCTATGAGAAAATTAACACAAATGATTGCCAAACAAAAAATATGCTTAATATTCACATCACAATTACGAATTAATCTTGGTGTATCATTTGGTGACAAATACATAACATCAGGTGGTAAAGCATTAGGATTTCATGCATCAGTTATTGTTAGATTAACAAAATCATTAAAAATCAAAAACCCAAAAGGTGATATAATTGGAATTCAAGCGAAGGCTAAAATTCATAAAAATAGAATAGGACCCCCATTACGAGAAACTACTATATTGATATATTTTGATCGTGGGATTGATGATATTAACGGATGGTTGCAATTTTTGAAGATTCGAAAGTTAGTAAAATCAGGTGGGTCTTGGTACACAATTACACATCCAACTACAAAAGAAGACATTAAATTTCAAGCAAAAGATTGGGAAAATAAACTTAAAGATCCTGTATTGAAAAGTCATGTGTATGATATTATATGTGATGATTTAATATTAACATACAAAAAACGTGAAGATCGTAATTTAGATAATATTAACGTAGTAGATGAATGAGTAATGAATGAATGCTAATGATAATATCTTAATTGTAGACGGATTCAACACCTTCAAGAGAGTATTTGCAGTCAATAGCTCAGTTAATTCAATTGGTGAGCATGTTGGTGGTATTGTTGGATTTTTATATTCATTACGTAAAGCGATAAATATAATCAATCCAAGTAGATGTATCATTGTATTTGATGGAAAAGATGGGTCTAAATATAGACGTAAAATATATCCAGAATATAAGATGAATAGACGTAATAAACATAGTTACAATCGACATAAACAGTTCAGCACGGGCGTATCAGAAGAACAACAAATCATAAATGAATTGAGACATTTAATTACATATCTGGAAGTGTTACCATTAAACATAATATCAATAGATGGTATTGAAGCTGATGACACGATAGCATATATAGTGAATACTCTATCTCATGATAAAAATAAAACAACAATAATGTCTACAGACAAAGATTTCTATCAATTAATCAATGATAACGTTATAGTGTGGAGCCCAACTAAAAATATATTAGTTACTAAAACTGAAGTAAATGATGAATTTGGTATTATTCCAGATAACTTTATTGTATTGAAAACATTAATTGGTGATAATAGTGACAACATATCTGGTATAAAAGGTGCAGGGTCAAAGACAGTGAAGAAGTATTTTCCAGAGTTATTTACGAGTGATGTTATGGATATGAAAGAGTTTTTCAAATATGCAAAAGAATGTAGTGTAGATTCTAAATTAAAAATACATGATAATGTGATTAATAATATTGATATATTAAAAAGAAATTATATATTAATGCAACTAAAAAACCCACCAGTGAATAATAGAAATAAATTGAAAATAACAAACATAGTGAATGGAGATATACCAGAATTGATAAAATATAAATTGCAAGTTACATTCTTACAAGATAATCTATCATCAAATATAAAGAATTTTGAATCATTTATTAGATCATTTAATATATTACATTTTAATGCATGTGATCATAATAAAAATATAACATGAAAAATATAGAATACTTAAAATATGGTTACAATTTCCAAATAAAATTAATTGTTGCACTGATGCTTGATAGAACGTTTTTAGAACAGATATATGATATATTGGATGTTAAATTAATAGAAGCTGAATCATTGAAATGGATATTTAAAAAAATGAAAACATATTTTGAAAAATATCAAAAGTCAATTACATTTGATATATTTAAAATTGAAATGGAAACAGATAAAGTATCTGATATAATAAAAAGTGACATTATAGATAAGCTACGAGATGTACATAAAAATTACAATGCTACAGATTTGGATTTTATAAAAGATAAATCAGTTGAATTTTTTAAAAATCAAAATTTAAAAGGTGCAATAGTTGAGACTGCATCATTGATGGAAAACACATCACAAGATTATGATAAAATAAGAACAATAATAAATAACGCATTAAATGCGGGAACAGAGAGAAACATAGGACATGAATATTTAACAATGATAACAGAAAGATATGATGAAGAAAACAGAAATACAATACCAACACCCTGGTCACATTTTAATGAGGCTATGGATGGTGGTTTAAGTGCTGGTGAATTAGGTGTGATAGTTGCACCAAGTGGAGTTGGTAAGAGTTGGATATTACAAGCAATGGCGGCTCATATGATACAAGAAGGCAAGGATGTGGTGTATTACACAATGGAATTAAATGAGATATATGTTGGTAAACGAGTTGATAGTATATTGAGTGGAATAAATTATCAAGAATTAAAATATCGTGAAGATGAAATTCACCCGATAGTTAATAAAATACCAGGTAAGTTAACGATTAAATATTTTCCAACAAAGTATCCAACAGCACATACATTGTTGGCACATACTAAAAAATTAAGAGCAATGGGAATTGGATGTGATGCTATAATAGTCGATTATGCAGATATTATTAAAGATGCACAAGCCAATACTGAAATGAGACATGCATTAGGTAATATATATGAAGATTTGAGAGGTATTGCTGGTGAATTAGAAGTACCTATGTGGACAGCATCACAAGCAAATAAGAGTGCATTACAAGATGACATAATTGAAGCTGAAAGAATTGCAGAATCATATCAAAAGATAATGACAGCAGATTTTGTATTATCATTATCACGACATAAAGAAGATAAGATTGCAAATACTGGAAGGTTTCATGTTATAAAGAATAGATTTGGGCCTGATGGGATGTCATATAGTGCTGAAATTGATACCAATAAAGGTTATATACGAATATTAAAAGCATATAATGAAGTAAAGACGCTATCTCCAACAGAAACTAAAGCTTATCATGGAAAACGTCATAAAGAAATATTTGGTAAAGCTACTAGGAGTTAAAGAATATGAATATAAAATCATTTAAATTATCAAAACAATTTGTTGAAAGATATAAGAAAATAAATCCAGAATTTGGATTTGATGGTCTTGGTGAATTAGTGTACATGAGAACCTATTCAAGAATTAAAGACGATGGTACAAATGAAGTGTGGTGGGAAACTGTACAACGTGTGGTTGAAGGAACCTACACCATGCAAAAGAATCATATTGAAAATTCTAATTTGGGTTGGAATGCATGGAGAGCACAGAAATCAGCACAAGAGATGTACAGACGAATATTCACTATGAAGTTTTTACCACCAGGTCGTGGATTGTGGGCAATGGGAACACCAATAACAGAGGAACGTGGATTATATGCCGCATTAAATAATTGTGCATTTGTTTCAACCAAAACATTAAAAGAAGATTTGTCAAAACCATTTTGTTTTTTGATGGATGCATCAATGTTAGGAGTTGGTGTTGGTTTTGATGTGAGAGGTGCTGAACAAATAATCATTAAACCACCTAGAGTATCATCATTAAAAGAGAAATATGTTGTTCCAGATGATCGTGAAGGTTGGGTTGAAAGTTTGAAATTATTACTTGATAGTTATTTCATGGGTACTGGTGAAATTGAATTTGATTATTCATTAATTAGAGCTGAAGGTGCTTTAATTAAAGGATTTGGTGGAGTGAGTAGTGGTGCAGGACCATTAAAAAAAGTACACAAAGACATTCGAAGAGTATTGAACGGTAATATTGATGATCCAATAACGATTACCACGATTGTTGATATTATGAATTTAATTGGAACATGTGTTGTAGCTGGTAACGTGAGAAGAAGTGCTGAGATTGTATTTGGTGAAGCTACTAATGATGAATATATCAATTTAAAAAATTATGAAATGAATCCAGAACGAGAAGAATATGGTTGGACATCAAACAATTCAGTATTTGCTAATGTAGATACTGATTATTCACAGTTTGTTGATAGAATATGTGACAATGGTGAGCCTGGGATATTTTGGTTAGATAATGCAAGAAAATATGGTAGAATGTCAAATGGTCCAGACAACAAAGACTTTCGAGCTGATGGTACAAATCCATGTGCAGAGCAAGTATTAGAATCGTATGAATTATGTTGTTTGGTTGAAACATTTCCAGATAGACATGAATCATTAGATGATTTTTTAACTACTCTTAAATATGCATATTTATATGCAAAGACGGTGACTCTTGGTAAAACTCAATGGTCTGACACAAATAGAGTGATGTTGAGAAATAGAAGAATTGGATGCAGTGTGAGTGGAGTGGCACAATTTATATCACATCAGGGATTAACTACATTAAAGAAATGGTTAGATGTTGGATATAATGCAATTAAAGAGTGGGATGAGAAATATTCTGATTGGTTTGCAATACCAAAAAGCATTAGAGTTTCAAGTGTGAAACCAAGTGGTACAATCTCATTATTAGCTGGTGCAACACCAGGAATTCATTATCCAGAGAGTAGATTTTATATACGTCGAATTAGATTATCAAATACAAGCAAATTATTAACACCATTGAAGAGAGCTGGATATGTTATTGAACCTGCATTTGGTAGTGAAGATTCTACAGTTGTAGTTGAGATTCCAATTGATGTTGGTGAAGGAGTAAGAACGTTAGATGACGTGGGGATGTATGAGCAATTATCATTGGCGGCATTTATGCAGAAGTATTGGTCTGATAATTCAGTAAGTTGTACAATTACATTTGATAGGGAGACTGAAGGACCACTAATTGAACAAGCATTGAATTATTTTCAATATCAATTAAAGAGTGTTTCATTCTTACCAAAATTAGACAATACTACATATAAACAAATGCCATATGAACATATAACTGAAGATGATTATAATACAATTACTAAGAAGATCAAGAAATTGAATTTCAAAAGCGTTAAAGGAAATGAAGCTGAGATTGATAGATTTTGTACAACAGATTATTGTGAATTAGGATCAGAAATTAGTGAAATAAAATCAACACAAAATGTAGGAAAAAAATAGATATGGAATTAAAAGTGAAAAGATTAACTCGACATGCTAGATTACCAGAAAAAGCACATGCTGATGATTTGGGGTATGATATATTTTCATCAGAACCTTATCAATTTGAACCTGGTGATATTAGAACAATAAAGACTGGAATATGTATATCACCAAATAATAATTCATATGGGTGTATTATCAAAGATAGAAGCTCACTTGCTATGAAAGGGATGTTTGTACATGCTGGTATTATTGATGCTGGATATAGAGGTGAGGTAAAAATACTATTTCATAATGCATCAAAGAAGGCATATCAAATCGATACTGGTGATAAAGTTGCACAGTTGATTCCACATAAGATTATCAATTTTACAATTACTGATCAATATGATCTACATAACACAAAAAGAGGAGCTAAAGGCTTTGGAAGTACAGGTAAATGAATATGGCAGTAGGTGATCCAACATGCCCAAAGTGTGGATTTTATTATGCACATACATATGATATTATGAATGGGCATCATGTATGTGTAATTGTGAATAAATCGGATAATAAAGATGATACAGTTGCAACAAAAATAGAACCAATACCACACGGTAAAGGTCCAAATATTCATGATCTATTGAAAGTTGATATTGAGGAACGTGCAATATTAGGAGAAAATAGATATGGAGAAAAATTAAAGCCATTCAATGGCAGAGAGGTACTAGTAGATGCATATCAAGAAGCTCTTGATTTGTCAGTATATCTACGACAATTAATATATGAAAAATATGGAGAATAAAAAATAAATGTATCAAAATATACACATTACAAGATTAAAAAACGCATATAAAGTTCATCTATGGGATGATGCTGATGGATATTCAGAATATATACACAAAACATATGCATACGTAAAAAATACTAAGGGTAAATATCTATCATTATATGGTGATAAAGTTAAAAAGGTTGACCATTGGAGTAAAGAAGACTTACAAGCAGGTAAGATATTTGAAAGTGATATCCCACCAGAAACACGAGTCTTAATTGATAAATATGGTGAATCTGATGAAGTATCAATTAATCATAGAGAATTATATTTTGATATAGAAACTGAAGTAACACAAGGATTTCCTGATAAAAATAGAGTGGATAATAAAATAACATCAATAGCATTATATGATAAATCAAAAGATGCATATTGTGTATTTATCACATCAGAAGATAATTTAAATTATATAGAAGATAATGTAACGGTGGAATCGTTTGATACTGAAGAATTAATGTTACATCGATTTTATGAAGAATATGTGACAATATCACCTACCATATTGAGTGGTTGGAATATTGATGGATTTGATGTTCCATATTTATATAATAGAACGAATAGATTGTTTGGTGAAGAATATGCAAATTCACTATCTCCCATCGGAATTGTTCAATATAATGAGTATAGTGATACATATAAAATTGCAGGAGTATCTTGTTTGGATTATTTAGCATTATATAAAAAGTTTGCAATTAAACAACAATCTTCATATCAATTGGGTGCCATTGGTCAACTTGAGGTTGACACAGGTAAGATTGAATATAGAGGATCATTGAATGATCTATATAAAAATGATATTAAAAAGTTTATTAAATATAACTTAAATGATGTTGTAATTATTAAAAAATTAGATGATAAATTAAAATATATTGAAATTGCTATGGGTATTGCTCACATTGGACATGTGCCATATGATACCATATATCATAGTAGTAGATATCTTGATGGTGCAATTCTTACATATTTGAAGAAAAATAATATAATAGCACCGAATAGAAAACAAATAACAAAAGAAGCTAAAGATTCACATTTCAGTGGTGCATATGTAAAAGAACCAATTCCTGGTAGATATGATTGGGTATATGATTTGGATTTGACATCAATGTATCCAAGCATAATTATGTCATTAAATATATCACCAGAAACTAAAATAGGTAAATTTGAAAATTGGGATGATACATCTCTCATTGATGAAAATAAAGATGATCATATATTTATAAAAACCGATGGTACTAAATATGAATTGACACATAGTAAGATGAGGGAAATACTTGATAATAACGAGATGACCATTTCATCAAATGGAGTGATGTATGATAATGATCGAGTAGGAGTGATTCCTACAATATTGAACACTTGGTTTGATCAACGAGTGCATTATAGAAAGTTAATGGCACAATATGATGAGTCTGGTGATATTAAACAGAGAGATTTTTATGATAAACGTCAACATGTTCAAAAGATTATATTGAATAGTTTGTATGGTGTATTAGGATTATCAGTATTTAGATTTTATGATATTGATAATGCTGAGGCAACTACATTGACTGGTCAAGCTCTTATTAAATATACTCAAAAGATGGCTAATTATTATTATAATAATGAATTGAACGATGATAAGGATCATGTAATATATACAGATACTGATTCAATATATTGTTCTGCTGTACCAATAATAAAGAATAGATTTCCTAATATAGATGTGTCAGATGATAAAATTATGACAGAAAAAATATTGGATGTAACATCAAATGTGCAAACATTTATTAATAAAAGTTATGATATGTTTGCTGATAAACTTTTAAACTGTAAATCGCATAAATTTAACATAAAGCAAGAAGTGATTTCAAAATCAGCATTTTGGGTTACTAAAAAAAGATATGGTCAATGGATTATAAATGATGGTGGGACTCCATGTAATAAATTAGATGTTAAAGGACTTGATATTGTTAAAAGTAATTTCCCAGTATCATTCAGAGGTATTATGACTAAATTGTTAAATGGGATATTAAATCATGATCCTAAATCTCAGATAGATGATATGTTATCAAATTTTAAAATGAAAATGAAAACATTACCATTAAGTGATATTGCATCTCCAACTGGAGTAAATAATATGAAAAAATTTAAACATAAACCTAGGACAATATATAATTCAAATATGATATTCACGAAGACTAAAAAAGGAGCACCAGCTCATGTCAAAGCTGCTATAGTTTATAATGATTTATTGGAATATTTTAAACTTACGAATATAGTACCAATTACTAGTTCAGATAAGATAAGATGGGTATATTTAATAGAAAATCCTCTAAACATAGAACAGATTGCATTTAAGGGATATGATGACCCTGAAGAAATCATGAGTTATATTAATATGTATGTTGATCGTAATAAAATATTTAACAAATTATTGCAGAAAAAGATAGACATGTTTTATGATAGCATGAGTTGGGTATTTGTTGATACTCAAAATACATTAGAACGTTTTTTTTAAAAAAGGAGTTAACATGATAAAATATAACATAGCAAAAGAATTTAACTTTGATTATGGGCATAGGGTATGGCCTCAAAAACTAAATTCTGAATTTAGCTTAGATTGTGAATTGGCGTGTAGACATTTACATGGACATAGAGGTACTGTAATTGTTCACTTAGAATCAGAGGAGTTGGATAACCAAGGAATGGTGACTGATTTTCATCATTTAAATTGGTTTAAGAAGTTCCTAGATGATGCAATTGATCATAAATTTATATTGGATAGAAATGATCCGTTGTTACTTGATTTATTTCCACTATTGGTATTGGAGGAAATGAAAGAATATGCAGTAGCTAACTTAAATGATGTACCAGTATTATTGTGGGAAATATATGAAGGATTAGTTATAGTTGATTTTATACCAACTTCAGAAAATATGGCAAAGTGGTTATTAGATATTGTTAGCCATAAAATGAAACCATTATCTGTATTGGTATCTCATATAGAATTTTTTGAAACACCAAAATCACAAAGTGTATGTTATCAAGGAACTATGTAAATGAATTATAATGATATTATTCCCGTAAATGAAGTGTATCCATGTATACAAGGTGAGGGTAGATTAATTGGTGTTCCTCATCTTTTAATCAGAACTACTGGATGTAGATTGAAATGTCAATTCTCTGGAGGATCATTTTGTGATACACCATATAGTAGTTGGAATCCTGAAAAGGGTAAATTCTCATTAAATAATATAGTTGATATATATAAGGAATTTCCTAATATACGTCATACTATGATAACTGGTGGAGCTCCAACTTTACATTCAAAGTTATTACAAGAATTATGTACAATTGGAAAAGAATTTGGGCACTATATTACAATTGAAACAGAGGGTAGTGAATATGTATATACTAAAGCTGATTTGATATCATTATCACCAAAACTATCAAATTCAATTCCAATACCTGGATCAAAAATGGGACAACAAACTGTGACAGATAATGATAGACGGCAACACGTTAAATGGTATAGAAATATAGAAGCTATGAAGGATTTAATAAAACACCATCATGATTATCAAATTAAACCAGTAATTTCACAACAATCAGATTTGAATGAGGTTGAAGAATTATTGAAAGAATTAGATGTAGCAAAATGTAAAGTATATCTAATGCCAGAAGGATTGACTAAAGATCAATTGGAGAGTAGAAGAAAGTGGTTAATACAATTGTGTATTGATCGTGGTTATAATTTCACTGATAGGCTACATATAATAGCTTATGGTGATAAACGAGGAGTTTAATATGGGAACAAAGAAACCATCAAGTAATAAATTATTTAATAAACAATTTTCAAAGGGTAAAGTAGGTGAAGAATATTTTGAACATGTAATAGCTAAAGATTATTTTGATGAATTATACATGTATAATGATTTTAATAATCCTGTTGACAGGCGATATCAGATTGATGGCATAGATGGGTATATAAAGGATAATAAGTGGGATAACAAATATTTTATAGAGATTAAAAGTAATTTGACATATAATCCAATACTTAAAGATTTTTCAGCTTGTTTAGAATTTAATAAGTGGGATATAAGTGAACAACAACATCATGGAAATGATGAGGAAGAGGGATATATTCAGGATTCAAAGGCACATCGAATTTATCATCTGGAAGTGATAAATACGAAAAATACAAAATCAGGATTTGTGGGCACTGGAAATTGGGTATATTATGATTTACCAACGATGAGAAATTTTATACACCGTGAATGGAATAAACCAAAGGCAACAAATTGGATACGTGCCCTATCGTTTGTTGGAGGATATAATTCTAATTATGCAAGATTAATTTCAATGTCAGTAAAGGATTCTAGGTTCCCACTTCACAATAAGCGGTCTATAACATACAGATGATAAAAAAAATAAAAAGTAATGAAAATATAATTAGATCAACATCAGATCGAGATGAGATGTTGTTGGATGCTACTAAATATTATGGTAAGTTTCTTGATAGTTTGGGATTCGATTGGAAACATGACCCTAATATGATGGATACTCCAAATCGTGTAGCTAAAATGTTCATTGATGAATTGTATGCTGGAAGTTTTAATGCACCACCAAATATAACAGCATTTGATAATGTAGATGGATATGATGGTATGGTGTTTCAAGGAAATATTAAGATGCAATCTACTTGTAGTCATCATGCAGTTCCGTTTGTTGGAGTTGCCCATATAGCATATATCCCATCAGCTGATGGTAAAATAATAGGTTTGAGTAAATTAAATAGGATTGTTGAATATTATGCAAGAAGACCACAAGTTCAAGAAAACTTAACTATGCAAATACATTCACATGTTGATCAAATGTGTGAGGGAAATATAGGAGTAGCTGTTATGATAGAAGCAAATCATATGTGTGTGCAAGTGCGTGGGGTGGAACATGATTCTATAATGAAGACTACTAAATTATCAAAAAGATTCTTAACAGAAGATAAAGTATTAAATGAACTTTATCAATTTATAAATGGACAATAATAAATGAGTAAAATTAAGAAAGTAATTATATATTCTGGTGGATTAGATTCATATACGATGTTGATGGATTTATTGTATAAAAACAAATCTATATCAGCCATATCATTTGATTATGGACAGCGACATGATAAAGAACTTGAGTTTGCTAAACGAGTGTGTAGTAAACATGATATTGAGCATATAGTTGTTGACATAAATTCAATAAATAAACTAATGCAAGGATCATCATTAACATCTGATATTGATATACCAGAAGGACATTATGAAGATGAAAACATGAAATCGACAGTTGTACCAAATAGAAACATGATCTTCATATCGCTTGCAACAGCCTATGCTGTGTCAATAGGGGCGAATGAAGTGTGGACTGGTGTACATGCTGGAGATCATGCGATATACCCTGATTGTCGGGGTGAATTTATTGATAAAATAAATGAAGTTACTAAAATTTCAAATTATGAATCTGTTGAAGTAAAAGCTCCATTTATTGAAATGTCTAAAATAGGTATAGTAGATATTGGTAAACGATTGGGAATTGATTATTCTGATGCATGGACCTGTTATAAGGGTAATGAATTTGCATGTGGAAAGTGTGGATCATGTCAGGAAAGACTTGAAGCATTTGATCAAAATGACATTAAGGATCCGATGAGATATGAAACATAATTCTGGTGATGAAAAGTTAATACCAATGTTAGAATGGGGAGTACCAGCTGATATTCAAGGAAGTGATGAAATTGTTTTAAATTCACCAATAATGATCAAGGCACAAGAAAAGATTATTGAATTATTTAAACCAAAAAGTAATACTGCATTTGTTTCATTATGTACTTCAACTAGACCATATTCATCAGGAAGAAAATGGAACAAATTCATAAAAGAATTTAATGATGTTGATTTTATAATATCATCAAATGGTGGTGTAATTCCCATTGAATATGAAAATTCATATCCATATTTGACTTATGATGCACATGGTACGATAGAATATGATGAGGTATATAAATTATATACGACAAGAAATTTAATAAGATTTTTTATACTTAAAAAATATGAGAATATAGTATTTAATTTCAGACCTAATTTAAGAAATAGTAAATCTGCAAAAATTGCTGGGGATTATCTTTTTGAAAAAGGACATATAAAAAGTTATTGCATTATACCAAATATTGATTTGTATAATGAGGCACAGAATGATGGATTTACAAAACTTGGATTGTCAATGTATCCAGATTTACATCCAATAATATTGACAAAATTAAAAGAATCAGTGATTAAATATACAAAAAATACAACGATAAAAAAAGAAAAGGATGAAAATGATATTAATTTATTTTGGTGAACTATCAATCAAAACTCACACTGGAGGAAGATATAATGAGTAACTTTATTTATATACCATCATTCTTTTCTGGTGAATATGGTGGGACTATGAAAAAGAATTTTAGATTTTCTAAATCTAATATGACATGTAGATATTATGCTGATGATTTTCCAGAAAAATATCAACATAAATATGCTTTGATTAGTGCAGGTGCAAATTCATCAAAAACATATAGACACGACTTGGGATTAGACAATTCATTTGTGTTGGGTGATTCTGGTGGTTATCAAATAGCGTCTGGTGCAATGAAGTGGGATATTAAACATAGAGATAGAATTTTTAACTGGTTAGAAACTAACTCAGATGTTGCTATTAATTTGGACATTCCACCACGAATGAAATATGCTGGTAAATTTAATGAATGTTTGGATATTAGTAAAGATAATTTTAAATATTTTTATGAAAATCAAACTGGAAATACTAAATTTTTAAATGTATTGCAAGGTGAAAATGAACTATCTTATTTAAATTGGTATAATGGTGTGAAAGATTTCCAGTTTAATGGATGGAGTATTGGAGGAGTTCGGGGTAATTTATATAGAATGTTATCAGGCATATATACTTTAATTAACAATAAAGAACATTTGAATCTTAATAATGATTATTTTCATATATTGGGGGCATCTAGGGTTAGAGACTTTTTAATGTTAATTCAATTGCAAAAATCACTTGAGGATATTGGATCAAATATAACGGTTACTACAGATAGTTCAACACCAGATAGGCACGTAGTGTATGGATTATATTTCATTAATTATAGCATTAAGCATGAAAATTTAGATGCTATTACGTTTCCAAATGGAAGCAATAATCCAGATATTATTGATTGGTTTAAGACAACGAATCAAACTATACCCAAATTTACAGAATTTGATAATATAATAGGGGAAGAATTTTCATGGAAAGATGTTGCTGATTGGAATTTAGATTGTAAGATTGGTATGAGATTGCATAATTTTTATTTATTAAAAGATGCAATTCAAGCAATTACTTGGTTAGTGTATGGGCATGATTACATATTGAAACAAAGTATAAATTCTAATACATATAAAATTTTACAGTCAATTGATGAGATGGTGAAATCAAGTAATCCAACAAAGATATTTGAAAAATATAAACCATTATATATGAAATTAAGTAATATGTCAATTAAAACTGATGTTAAAAATCACGATTTTTTTTAAAGAAAGAGGAAAGTTAAATGCAGAAAAATAAATTAGATACGTTCATTCAAAAATATAATTTGGGTGGAACTATAAATAGTGTAAAATGGATGTCAGATGGGTCCAGATTGATAACCAAATTTATGAGTGAAGACAAGTCATTGATGGGGAAAGTATGTTTAGATAATTTTAAATTTGATCCCGTGGAGATAGGGATATATCAAACTGATCAATTGAAATCATTATTGGGAGTATTGGGGGATGATATAAATTTAACATTAGTTAAAGTTGACGATAAACCAGTAGCACTTAAAATAAAGCATAAATCAACTTCAATAGATTATATGTTAACTGATACTGATATAATAGATGATCCACCTAATATGAAACAGATTCCAAACTTTGAAACAAAAATTAAATTAAATAGTGATTTTATTTCTACATTCATTAAAGGCAAAAATGCATTATCTGATGTAAATACATGTACACTTATTGATAATACTGATACTAAAAGTGTTGATGTTGTTATTGGATTCTCATCTATTAATACTAATCGAATTAATATTGCTACTGAAACATTAATTAATGGAATTGATGATAATATATCGTTTAATGCTAATTTATTTAAAGAAATATTAATAGCAAATAAGGAATGTAAATCAGCCATTTTGGAAATATCAAATAAGGGATTATTAAAAATTCAATTTAAAACTGATGATTATACATCTAATTATATGGTAGTTGCTACTCAAAATATAGGATAATGTAATGAATAATGATGATAAACAATCATTTATTATCCACAATGGTAATTGTTTGGATGTTATGAAAACTATGGAGGATAATTCAGTGGATTCCATTGTAACTGATCCACCATATGGATTGGTTGGAGTTTCACGAAATGGTAGTAGCCAACCTGGAGATTTAGAAACTCCATATGGTAGAAGTGGGCCAAGCAAGAAACGAGGATTTATGGGGTTTGAATGGGATGGACAAATACCTTCAGTTGAAATATGGAAAGAATGTTTGAGAGTGTTAAAACCTGGAGGTCATTTATTATCATTCGCTGGAACTAGAACACAACATAGAATGGCAGTAAATATTGAAGATGCTGGATTTGAAATTAGAGATATGATTTCATGGGTGTATGGTAGTGGATTTCCTAAGAGTCATAATATAAGTAAAGCAATTGATAAAATGGCTGGAGTAAAAAGAGAAGTTATTGGTCAAAATCAAGTTATTTTAAATAAACAAAAGAAAGAGTTTGAGTGTGGTATTCGTAATGTGAAATCTGTCATGAATAAAGGAGCACCAGAAAGGAATAATGGATTTGTAACATTATCTGCTGATATTACTAAACCAGCTACTCCAAACGCAATCCAATGGGAAGGTTGGGGTACTGCATTAAAACCAGCATTTGAACCAATTACAGTAGCAAGAAAACCAGTATCAGAAAAGACTATTGCAAAGAATGTATTAAAACATGGTACAGGTGGGATTAATATTGATGGGTGTAGGATTGAATTAAATGGTGATTATAAATGTAAAGCTAACGGGAGACCGTCACAAACTGGGTTATCTGATAATTATAATTCAGAACAAGCAAATCAACAAGATACAAAAGGTAGATTTCCAGCTAATTTTATTCATGATGGTAGTGATGAAGTTGAAGAATTGTTCCCTAATACGAAAAGTGGTGCGATAAAAAAAGGAACGTTAGCTGGCACAAATAATAATTTATATGGTGCTTATAAAGGATATAAAAGTGAAGAATTTAAAAAGAGTGAAGGTTCAGCATCAAGATTTTTCTATTGTGCAAAAACTAGTAAAACAGATAGAAATGAAGGATTGGATGATCAATTAAATAATCATCCTACGGTTAAACCAACTAAACTTATGCAATATCTTGTAAGATTAGTAACTCAGCCAAATGGTATTGTATTGGACCCATTTATGGGAAGTGGATCAACTGGTAAGGCATGTAAATTGGAAGGATTCAACTTCATTGGTATTGATTTAGATGAAAATTATTGTGAAATTGCTGAAGCTAGAATAAAATTAGCAGAAATATCATATAAAAATGAAGAAATAAAAAAACAAAATACATTAGAAAGGTTTATGTAAAAATGAATAATAATAATAACAATAACGATCATACATTATGGGCTGAAAAATATAGACCTGTTAACTTGGATACTTACATTGGTAATCAACATTTGAAAGATAAAGTAACTAGATATATTAAGAGTGGAGATGTTCCACATTTATTACTATATGGTGTGGCTGGTACTGGTAAAACAACATTAGCTAAAATCATTGCAAATTGTATTGCATGTGATAAGTTATATATAAATGCAAGTGATGAAAATAATGTTGATAATGTTCGAACTAAAATAAAGAACTTTGCATCGACTATTGGATTTCAAGATTTGAAAATTGTTATATTAGATGAAAGTGATTTTCTTACACCAAATGCACAAGCGGCATTAAGAAATCTAATGGAAACATTTTCTAAACATTGTAGATTTATATTAACATGCAATTATGTTGAACGCATAATTGATCCAATACAATCCAGATGTCAATCTTATAAAATCATACCACCATCAAAACGAGATGTTGGAATGCATATGGTTAAAATGTTAGATGCTGAAGGTGTTAAATATGAGATGGGTGATATTGCAGAAATAATACATGTGAGTTATCCTGATATTCGTAGAGTGATAAACTCAACACAACGACAAGTAATAGATGGTGGGTTAATTATAGATAAAACATCAATCATTCAAAATGATTATAAAAATAAGCTATTAGATTTGATTAAATCAAATGCAAAACTATCAGAAATACGACAATTGATTGTTGATACCAATCTATCAGATTATACAGATTTATATAGATTCTTATATGACAAGTTAGATGAGTTTTCAAATGGTCAGGATGTTGGTTGCATATTAGCATTAGCAGATGGTCAATATCATGATAGTTTTGTAGCTGATCATGAAATTAATTTTATGGCAACGATGGTGAAGTTGTTAGAAGTTATTAGGATTTAATGTGAGCCCATTTGATTGGATCAATCAGATATTGGTGTATAGAAAACCGTGGGAATCGTTCTCTGAAGCAGAACAGAAATCATTCTCATCATATATGGTGAATAGAATATTATCTATGGATATGGAATTCTTAGATATAGTGAATTTATTTCAAAAATATGCAATTGGTACACTTGAACGTAGAGAAGTGTATAAATGGTATTGTGCTGTATTACCAACAGGTAAAAGGTACAATAAATATATAAAAAGAAAAAATGAAAATAAATACCCAAAATGGTTAGTTGAATTGTTGACAAAGCATTATGAATTGGGTAGTAATGATGTTATTGATTATTTAGATATATTATATAAGACTATTGATGGTAAATGTGTCCTTAAGGATATACTTATTAGATATGGTACAGACTCTAAAAAGATTAAAACATTAAAACTGGAGAATAAATAATGGAATGTAATAATTGTGGAAAACCTAAAGCTAGAAATGGTTATAAAGTAAATGGTGATCAGCGATATAAATGTACACATTGTAGTGTAGAAAAATATGATGATAATGAGATGGATATTGATATGGATGAAATAACAGATGTCAATGTGAAACTACATAAGAAGATACAAAAACTGACGGATACCCAACGTATTGAGAGAAAAGCTGTAAGGGATTATGTTAGACAAGAGAATGCATTAGTTGAGTTAAATAATGAGTTGGTTAAGGTGATATCTGATAATTCATTGTCAAAAGTAACAAAAGTTCGCAGTGCTAAACGTGCAAAGGTGACTGGTATAATACAAGTAACCGATGTACATTTCAATGAATTAGTACATGCTTGTGGTGATGGAAGTAATTCCTACGACTTTAAAGTAGCCGCTAAGAGGTTTAAATTGTATATTGATGAATCAGTTCGATATTTAAAGTTTATAGGCGTTAAGGCTGTGTTATTGGCGTTTACTGGTGATCTATTAACATCAGATAGAAGAATGGATGAGATATTACATTTGGCAACAAATAGAAGTAAAGCCATATTTCTATCAGTGGACATATTACAACAAGTGATATTGGATTTAAATAAAGAATTTAATGTAACAGTTGCATATGTAACTGGTAATGAAGGTAGAACACATGATGATAATTCATTTAGTGAAATAATGGCATCTGATAATTATGATTGGGTTATATGTAATACGTTATCATTATTATTTAAGGGTTCGAAGGGTGTTAAATTTGTAACTGGTCATGCTAAAGAAGTTGTGGTTGAAGTCCAAGGTCAGAATGTACTATTAATACACGGTGATTCAAAAAGTTTAAAAGGTGCTAATACAACACGTAATGTTCAAAATGTAATTGGTAAATATGCATCTAAAGGTACACAGATATCATTTGTTCTATTAGGGCATAAACATGAAGTTGAAATAGGACCATTCTTTGCACGAGGTGGTAGTATGGTTGGTGCAAATGAATATTCAGATAAAGATTTACAATTCATAAGTCGAGCAACACAATGCATTCACACAATCGATGATGTGGGACACATTAATAGTTTAAAAATAGACTTACAAAATGTAGATCATATAAAGGGTTATAATATAGATGAGTCACTTGAGGAATATAATCCACAGGCACATAAAAAATTGTTCAAACAAACAACAATAGTAAAAGTAGTAATATAAAAACAAAACAGGAGGTTCTATGAAAAGAACACAAAAGAGTATCAGTAACAGAATTCATAATTTTATGAAAATCTCAATCAATAGACGTAAAGATAAACAATTTTCTGGTAAGGAATTAATGAATTCAAAAACATTGATTAATGAAAATCCAGCAAGTGTGATGAGAACATTACGTTGGATGAAAGAAACTGATAAGTTGCAATATGATTGTACCAGTCAATATTTTTCTAAATATGTTTTAACTGAACTGGATAGATAAATAATAATAAGCACACCCAGTTAAATACTGGGTGTGTTAAACAACAAGGATTAAAGATGAGTAAAAATATAAATTTAAGCAGTATGGATGATGTATTATGTGATGAGTGTAAAAATGATACATTTAAAGAAACTATAAGATTTAAATCACAATCTAAAATAATGTCACCAGATGGTAAGAATAAGTTAATACCGATACAAACGTTCATGTGTGAAAAGTGCGGTCACGTTAATACACTTTTTAAAGGAAGTACTACCTAAATGCATGTATCAAATTCACAATTAACATTATATAGTCAATGTCCATTACATTGGAAATTGAGATATATAGATAGATTATCTATTAATCATGGGAGCATTCATACTTTATTTGGTACAGCAATGCACAATACCCTTCAAGATTATTTGACCATTTTATTTAATAAATCAATAAAAGAAGCAGAGTCATTAGATTTGTATAAAATGTTATTGGATAATATGGTAGAGGAATTTACTAAGATAAAAGATACTCATAATGTTCATATTTGTACTAAAGAAGATTTGGTTGAATTTTATAATGATGGTGTTGAGATAATAAAAGAATTTAAGGCACAGCGAACATCGTTATTTAATACTGATGAATATGACTTAATAGGATGTGAAATTCCATTAGATGTTGAAATATCAAATGGAGTTAAGTGTATTGCATATTTAGATGTGGTGTTGTGTAATAAAAAGAATGGTATGATTAAAATAATTGATCTAAAAACTGCAACATATGGATGGAATAAATATGCGAAAACAGATAAAGCAAAAGTGAATCAACTTGTTCTATATAAATATCTATATGCAACTCAATATAATATTGATATAACAACCATCGATATTGAGTATTTAATATTAAAGAGAAAACTATATGAAAATGCTAAATTTAAAATAAATAGAATGCAAAAGTTTACACCAGCGAGTGGTCATGTTACAGTGGGAGGTGTTGTTAGATCATTACAGAAGTTTGTCACAGAAGCATTTCTATTAACAAGTGAATATAATATGTCTGCAAAGTATGGTAGTTGCAAGGGTGTTGGTAATAAGAATTGTACATATTGTGAATTCAAAAATAAACCAAAACTGTGTGATCCAAAAGGTAGAAAAACCACATTATTATTAAAATGAAAATAAATCAAGAAAAGTTGTTGACTTGCGACTTTTAGCCTATATTTATATATATAAACAAATAAAAAAACAATGTTGCAGATAAAGGGAAATTATGACAAAGAAAGTTAACACAAATTCTGAAATTCCATTCAAAGATAGAAAAAAGATATTAATATTAGCAGATGATTTACGAACACATTCTGGTGTAGGAGTTATGACAAAAGAGATTGTTATGGGAATGTTACATCAATATAAAATATGTCAAATTGGAAGTGCTTTGAATCATCCAAATAGTGGTGAGATTTCAGATTTAAGTGATGCTGTGAAAAAAGATTTAAATCTCAATGATGCATATTTAAAAATATATGCAAACAAAGGATATGGTAATCCTGATTTATTGAGAGAAATAATATCAATGGAAAAACCAGATGCTATATTAATTTATACTGATCCAAGATATTTTGAATGGTTGTTTACTATGGAACATGAAGTGAGACAGACTGTTCCAATTTCATATTATACAATATGGGATGACTTACCTGATCCACTATACAATAAACAATATTATAAATCATGTGATCTACTACTACCAATTAGTAAGCAAACACATGGATTATTGCATAGAATTTTAAAAGATGAGAATCTACCAGACTGGGCTATTCAATATATACCACATGGTATAAATCCAAAACGATTCTTTAAAGTAGATGATGCAGATGAAAAATATGTTGAATTTAAAAATATATTTAAGTTAGATGATTATAAATTTAAAATATTATATTCAAATAGAAATATCAGACGTAAAAATCCAGGTGATGTAATATTAGCATATAAACATTTTGTAGATAAACTACCAAAAGATAAGGTTAAAGAAGCATTGTTAATATTTCATACTGCACCAGTTGATAATAATGGAACAGATTTACGTGCTGTATGTAAAGATTTATTACCTAAAGAATATAATGTATTATTTACACATGATGTGTTTGGTAGACCATTCACCGATGAAGAGATGAACTACATTTTTAATTCAGCTGATATGTATATCAACATGGCATCAAATGAAGGATTTGGATTGGGTAGTGCAGAAGCGTTGGCAGTTGAAACTCCAATCATAGTGAATGTCACAGGTGGATTACAAGATCAGTGTGGATTTAGAGATGATAATGGTAAATTATTGACAGCAGATGATTATATTGAACTTGGATCAAATCATGAAAAACGATATTTAGATTATGGTGATTGGTGTGAGGCTGTGTTCCCAAAAGTGTTAACACTTCAAGGTTCTCCACCAACACCGTATATCTACGATGATAAAGCTGATTACAAAGACTTTGGTGATGGATTATTTAAGTGGTATAATAAGACTGAAGAAGAACGTGCTGAAGCTGGTAAACATGGTAGAGAGTTCTTATATGGACCCGATGCGTGTATGGGAGTGGATGATATGTGTGCAAGATTCATTAATGCATATGAAGATTTATTTGCTAATTGGAAACCAAGAACTAGATTTGAATTGTATAAGGTATAATGAATGAATAAAAATAAGAAATTTGCAGATGCATTAAAAATTGTAACTGATGAAATAAAAAAAGACCCTGGATTATATATAAGCTATCAATCAAATATAGCTATGATGTTCTATGATACTGTTCTTGATGATGCTTATCAAGAAAGAAAATCTCATATAGAAGTAAAAGATATGCATAGATTAGTAAATGAGGCATCAGATAACTTTTTAAGAAGATGGTGTGAATTTACAGATGCTGAATGGGTAGCTAAAAAATTATAAGGATAATATGAAAAAACAAATTGCAATATGTGCTCCAGTCACATCAAAATCTGGATATGGGGCACACTCAAGAGATATAGTAAGAGCAATATTAAGTCTAAATAAATATGAGTTAAAGATACTTGATGTTAGATGGGGTAGTTGTCAAAGAAATGCATTAGATGAAATTAAAGATAAGAATATCATTGATTGTTTTTCTGATCAATTAACAAGAAAACCAGATGCATATATTGATATTAGAATACCAAATGAATTTGAACAGATATGTGATATAAATATTGGAATAACAGCTGGGATTGAAACAACATCAGTATCAACTAAATGGATTGAAGGTTGTAATAAAATGACATCAATTATAGTTCCATCAGTGCATTCTGCTAATTCATTTCTTAATACATCATATGATATGTTAGATACCAAAGATAATAATAAAAAGATTGGATCACTTAAAGTTGAAAAGCCAATGCATGTTATTTTCGAGGGTGCTGATGCAAATATATATAAACCACTTAAAGTGAATGAGATGGATACTAATATATTGAAATTGTTGAATGATACAATATCAGAACAGTTTTGTTTCTTATTTGTTGGTCAATGGGGTAAAGGTAATATGGGTGAAGATCGAAAAGATATTGGCACATTAATTAAAACATTCATTGAAACATTTGCTAATAGAAGCAAACAACCTGCCTTGATTTTGAAAACAAATGGTGCTGGATATTCATGTGGTGAAGAATCAAATATAATCAATAATATAAATTTAATTAAAGCAATGTTTCCAGATACTGTGAAAATGCCAAATATATATTTATTGCATGGTGATCTAACAGATGATGAAATGAATAGTTTATATAATCATCCAAAAGTTAAAGCGATGGTATCATTTACACATGGTGAAGGATATGGAAGACCATTATTGGAAGCGACTATGGTTGGATTACCTGTCATTGCATCTGATTGGAGTGGACAAAAGGATTTCTTAACTGGTGAACATTCAATATTGTTGGGTGGAGAATTGCAACAAATACCACAAAATATTGTGTGGAAAGATATTCTAATTCCTGAAAGTGCATGGTTTAATATCAATATAGATCAAGCACGACAATCACTATCATACATGTTTTCGAACTATATGATTATGA